TTACGTATTCTGAATTAAATATAAAGCTACCGCTTCCTCGAAGTAAAAAGTTAAATTGATCTGTTGAACCAGACAGCTGTAGATTAACAGATCCTGTTGAAAGATTTGAAATTCTAGCATACCTTACACTACTTGATACAAAGGTACCTGCTCCTGGAAGTGCTGCTAAGTTAATAATCTCAGTCATTGATCCAGTAGGTATTGACATTACTCTACTATCTGCATAGTTCACACCTGTTATAGATGTTTCAAAGTTTGTACCTCTTTCAACTCCGTTTAATTTAAGTCTTTCTCTTATAAAGTATGTAAATTTTGCCATTACCAAATAGTTTATTTATAAATAGCAACTTACTTTAATCCCTAAAGTCTTGGTATACTTTTAAAATAGGAGATACAATATCGTGTCTATGGTTTTGTTTTAATGCAAATATTCTGAATCCTTTTACCTGTTCTTCGACTCTTGTAAGGAAAGAAAATCCTGTTTCCTTTTTTACTTTTAAATCAATTTGAGCTAAGTCTCCACAGATTACCATTTTAGATCCTTTACCAAGTCTCCCCAGTACTGTCTCCATTTGGTCCTGGGTTACGTTTTGTGCCTCATCTACAATTACAAAAGAGTTAACAAATGTCCTACCTCTCATAAATGCAAAAGGAACTATCTCAATATTCCCGTATTCCAATTCTTTATCTACTTTATCCTTGCCATATAGCATGTATAAGTTATGATATATTGGTGCTAACCAAGGGTCCATTTTTTCCTTTAAATCGCCTGGTAAAAATCCTAAGTCTTCCTTAGCCACTGTAGGTCTAGTTATAATAATCTTATCTACCTCTCTACTAAATAGCATATCTAGGGCTGCTTGTACTGCTACTAAAGTCTTTCCTGAACCTGCCATTCCTTTTAGAACGACTACTGGATTTTCTACAATAAGTGCTTTTGCTAATTTTTGTTCTTCATTAAGTTGGAGTTGGAACTTAATTGGGTTTTTCGGTTTTCTCTTTGGAGTGAAAACTTCATCAGTATGATGGTTTGAAGCCATATTGAAACGTTTATTTGTTTCTAATAAATATACGAAAAAAGCCTAGTAAAAACTAGGCTCTTTCTTATTTATTTTTATTTATTTTAAAAATTATAAGCAAATATTCTGTATACTTTCTATGATTGTTTCTGGGTCATATGAATCTGTTACTAATCCTGATGTTCCTAGTGCTAATGTTTCTAGAGGAGCATACGAAGTTGCTGATGCTTTCATAAGTAATACCTTAATTCCTTCTGTATTACAATCTTCTACTAATGTTTGTACAAATGCTGTATCTGTTGCATTATTAATATCATCGTCACCTGATGAAGGTTGATCTGTAATAAGGACTATTAATCTAGATACATTTTCTCTGAAGGTTCCTACTATATCATGGTTTACTATTCTATCGATACCCATATCAGCAGGTTCAGGACCACTTACTCCATATCCTATAGGAAAATCTACAGTATTTAGTACACTAAGCTGTGTAGTAAAACTACTTTCATTATTTTGCGATAACATCTCCATCGCAGTTATGTATTGAATTCTATCAGAGGCTGTGCCAGCAATGTCATATAGGTTTGTGTATCTTTGAGCGGCAGGTAAACTGGTGTAGGCTGCTTTAGGTAGGTATTTGTTTATCAGTGCAGGGTGTGTGTCATTTGGATTATATTCATCAAATAGTACTAGTCCTAGTCTATAGTTATTTCCCGACTCTGTTACAATTGCCTGGACAATAGAAGCTATTGCTGCTTTAATAGCATTAATTGCATCCCCCATACTACCTGTATAGTCTACTAGAAATACTACATCTATTCCATCTGCACAAGTTATTACTCCATCATCTGCGGTTAGGGGTCCTTTATTCTGATGACTTATCCAATCATTTAACTCTACTAAATACTTGTAATAATGTTCCATTTGCTGGTTTTCGTTTAGGCTTCTTATTGAATCTAAAGTCTTGAACTGCTGCCAGGTTAATTCTCCTATAATCATATTACCGTTTTATATAAATATACGAACTTTTTTTTTACAAAAAAAGAGAGCTAAAAGCTCTCTTTAATTTATTATTCTGTAGTAAATTATACAGTAGCGATATCGCTAACGAAGATTTTACCGTAGAATTCTGGTCTGATCATTTTCTTAGCGTAACGAGTCATGATACCTTTTCTTGGAGTGAAGGTAGTTGGATCGTATACTAATGGAGTCATGATTAATGGAATATATGGAGCATAAACTGCACCTGTTTCCAAGAATTGAGATCCTCTGTAACCTAATAAGATTACGTTTTCAGTCATGTAAGGGTTTTTGTAAACTCTGAAACGAGAATTTAAGTTACCTACTTTCTGAACTCCCATTGCAAAGTCCATTTTATCACCGTTTGTATCTGCTGCATATCCTGGAATTGATTCTAAGATTGTAGCTACAGTTGGAGATACTACTAAGAAGTTAGCTCCACCTCTTAAAGTTTTTTGGTGAATTTTGTTAGATACTTTTTGTACTTTAGTACCTAAAGTTCCAAACCATTGACCTTGAGTGTTGTAGAAGCTAGTTCCTGCACTAAAAGTACCTGTTTCCCAGTTACTTGTTGCTGGATTCCAGTTTTTGTTGTTAACTGCTGACCATCTTTCAGTTGTAGCTGCATCTTGGATTAACATATCCATTAACTCTAAGTCAATCTCCATAGAGATGTACTCTGATAATAATGAAGTTAATTCTGCTTCAGCATCAATTGAATGGTAAGCGTTTAAGTCTTGTGCGAACTCTGGAGTCCATTGTGCTTTTAATTTTCTTGTTTTAGCAACGATAGCTTCAGAAGCTAATGATACGTTGATTTCAGGAATTTTAATAGTTCCGTTGTTGTTACCTTGTGGGTTAGTTCCGTTATCTTCAAAATCACCTCTTGAAGTATCAGTTGGTTGCATTTGGTATTTTACAGTTGCATTAAATGTACCTGCAGCGTTTGCAGTATAAGCACCACCTGCTGCAGTTGTTTTAACTACGAACAATACGTGTGTTCCGTTTGTACCAGTAGAACCTGATAAGAAAGTTAATTCTGGGTTAGATGTAAGATCTACTGATGCAGAATATAATCTAAATGCTCTAACACCTTTAGCGTCAAATCCTACCATACTTGAAGTAGGGAATGCTACTGTGCGGTAGTCAGAAAGAACTAATCCGTCTTGGTATCCTAAAGATGCTGATGTAGCAGATCCTGTAGTCTGTCCTGTTACTACTGTAGAAGATGCAGAGTTGATTGAGTAACCAAACTGTCCTGCTCCGTATAAACCTCCGTTTACATCTTCGTCAATTGACATTTTGCTGTTAGCGTCAGATACGTTACCGTATAAACTTTCGTCTGCTGCTCTACCTACTGTGTTTGTACCGTATTTAAAGTCTAAGTAAAATACAAGTCCTGAAGGTAAATTCATTGGTTGTACAGAAACGAAGTCTTTAGCTGCGATTTGAGCGAATACTTTACGTACTAATGGTAAAGCTACTCCAGCCCATTGCTCAGCACCACCTGTAGAAGTACCCATTGCACCTGTACCTGTAGTATTTCCTTCTGATACGATTTGTTTTGCTTGATTCTCAAGAATCATAGCCATGTTGTTTTTCTCGATTTCATTAGAAATTCCTTCTAATAAACCTGATTTAGCCCATTTACCTGACAAACGAGCAGCATCTGCTTGTAATGTCTTGTAGTTGTTAGCCCCTTCGAATAATTGATTTAATTCCATTGCGGTTTTTTGTGTTTTTTATTTTTTTTATTTAATAATTCCTGCTAACTTCTGCCATCTTGATACTTGCTCAGATACTTCTGATAAGATTTCTTTTGGTGCAGTTGTTTGTGCATTACCTGTTGCTTTAGAAGCAAAAGATCTGTGCTCTTTAATTGTAGCTGGTTTAGCAACTACGTTTTTAGAAACTGTTTCGAAAACTAATTTTACTTCTTTAACTGTCTCTGCTTTGTCAAAAGCTGCGATAACGTTTACTTTTTGACCTTCAGATAAGTTGTTTGATTTGAATACTTTATTTACATAAAGTAATTTTGCATTTAAAAGGTTAACTTCTTGAAGTTGTCCTCTTAGAGCTTCTACAGTTGCTAATGCTTCTGCTAAGTCTTCAGATTCTTCACTTATTTTATGACCTTTTGTCATACCGTGTCCTGTTAATCCTGCTTTTTTAGCTTTCTCCTGTGCTGCTGCTATTGCTCTTTCAATTGCTTGAATAGCTGGATTTTCTTTACCGAATTTGTCCATTTGAGCAGAAACTCTATCTAACCACTCTTCAAAGCCTTCTTCTAAGTTTTCAGATTCTCCTTCAAATACTTTATGACCTTTTGTCATACCTGTACCTGTTAATCCTGCTTTCTTAGCTTTTTCTTGAGCTGCTGCTACTGCTTTTTCGATAGCTTGAATAGCTGGATTTTCTTTACCAAATTTCTCCATTTGAGCAGAAACTCTATCTAACCACTCTTCAAAGCCTTCCGATAATGTATCCTCTTGAGCTAATTCTGCTAACAATTCGTTAATATCGATCTCTTCTGAATCACCGTCCATGCTTACCATATCTTCTTCTCCTTCTGGAGTTTCCATACCTGTTAATTCTTCTTCTGATTCGTCGTGACCTACTTCTTGTGAAACGATATCACGGATAAGATCTTTTAAGTCCTCGATAGACATATCTTCGATTTCCACTTCTTCTTCTCCTTCTTCGCTTTCCTCTTCAGCTCCCTCTTCTTCAGCCTCTTCTCCTTCTTCTGCTTCTACCTCTTCTTCTTCAGCTTCGTAGATGTTTTCATCCATTACTTCCTCATCTTCTTTTTCTTCCATTTCTTGCAATTTTGCAGCAAGCATGTCTTTTAAGTGTGGAGTTAATGTTTCTTCTAAAGCTTCTTTAGCGTTGGCGATTGCAGCTTCACGAATAGTTTTAGCTTCAGCAATAGCTTGCTTTAATAAATCTTTGTTTGACATAATTTGTGTTTGTTTGTCGTACGTCTATTGTAGTATGTGAGACGTAATAATGTTTTACTTTGTAGTAGATATCATATAAGTGTCATGATATATTCTTAAATAAATATACATATATTTTCAAAACATAAAAAACCCGTCTTTATAGGACGGGTATGTTGTGTTATCAATAGTCTGCTGCTTGAGTGACTAGTTCATTCCATTCAGGAATTTTTCCTAGCATGTCTAATACGTCTTGGTGATCGTTATCAATTAAGTAGTTTATAACTGCTTGAATTTGGCTTAATGATTCGAAGTCCATCTCTTCATTTACCTTCTTTGTATTGTCGATTGATTTATTTTCATCTAGGTCTTCTGGGTCGTATATATCTTCTAATTTGTTTCCTTCAAAATCAACTGCATATCCATACCCTTCTTTTACATCTCCGTCATCATCTTGAACTTCACCTGTTATAAAGTACCCGTTCTTATGTTTAGTTATTGAAATAATTATTCCATCATCTAAAGGATCTTGTTCTTCGACTGCAAAGCGTGTACCTCCTAAAGTAACTTCTTCTACTTCTACATTCTCTTTTATAAGTTTTGAATTAGCAGTTAATTTATTTTCTACTAAGAATTTTTTTAAATTAAAATTTTCCATCTTAAAGTTATTTTATCCTAAATGACCTAAGTTATATAAAGCTTCTTCTATATCTACTTCTACATCGTTAAATGGATTTTCGTTAGAAGCTATTTGATTTGCTTCCTTATACTCTTCCATTATATCTAGTGCAATCTTTAAATGTCTCTTTACTTCAAGTGCTACCGTATCTTGAGTTATCTGTTCATTCAAAGATACTTTCTTTAAATGTTTAGCTTGCCAGTTATGTATATCGAAATTGTTTTCCATTATGCTCTTAGTATATTGTTAATAATAGAATCTAATCTATCGTATTTTCCTACTGCTTGTTTCCCTTCATTCAATGAAATTGGATTCATAAATGCTCCTTGTGTAGAAGGATTAGAAACGAAATCCCAGCATACTAATTCAAAGTCTGGTTGAACCATTAAAGTTCCTTCGTTTGTCTGTGTTACTGATCCTGTTCCTCTTGAAGAGATTCCAATTGTATGCCCTCCTCTTAATATCTCTTTCACGATATTTCCTGAAGGTGTGTTTAGTAATTCTACTTTACCCATCAAATCATCTCCATCCCACCATAAGTCTTTTACAACATGTGATGCATTCTTTAAAGATACGATTGCTGATTCTGGATGATCTAATTCTCCGTAAGCATTTCCAACTTTAACAAAATTCTCTATGTAGTTTTGAACTTCTTGTTCAAGAATTTCTCTTTTATAGATTCTTCCGTTTTGATTCTTAGCTCCTGCTCTTTGCATGATACCTGTTACCTCAAAAACTCCTGGTTTAGTTTTTGATTCGGTAAGAAGTCCTTTGAAAGGAGTTACATTTATTAATAGTGGATTGTTCATTATAGTAAATCTTTTAATGATATTGATTCATCCATAGTAAAACCGCCAATAAAATCATCTACTTCTTTTGGTGTTTCTAAAGATGTAAATAAATCCCATGTATTAGCTCCTTCATCTTCAATATTAGCTTCAATTTCTTTAGCTTTTGCAGCACCGTATTTCTGTACTATGTAAGTTGGAGCATAAAATTTATCCGCATTTTCATCCATTCCTTCTCTGTCAGCTTCGAATCTATCTTGATTTGCTAAGCTCTGCAAAGCTCCTGCTTTTGCTCTATCAATTAGAGATAGTAAATGTTTGAATTTAATATCCTTAGTAGTTGATGCTTGAGTTTGTGCTTGCTTGTGTAATTTTTCAAACTTAGAAGGTTCAGTTTCGTACATAGTCATTAATTTACGAACCATGTTTTTATCTGCTTCTGCATCTGTAGCTTCGTCTAATTCTCCATCAATCATTGGATCTGAGAAGTTCTCATCATCGTAATCGATATCATCTTCTCCATACATTTCGTATACCTCTTCCTCTTCTTTGTAGCTTTCAACATCCATTACCTCTTCAGATAATACTCTTTTGATAAGTTTTTTAAAGCCTTCTTTTAACTCTGCTTTTTTCATACCGTTAAAAGTATCTACAGTATTTTTTGCTGTAGCATCTACCATCTTATCGTGAAGGTCCACTTTTGGATTAACTCCTGCTAATTGATTTGTATAGAAGATAGAATCTTTTGCTAAGTTTTTAGATACTTTTGCTAATGCTTTTGCATATTCTTCTGCTGTTGGTGTCCCAAAAACTCCTGCTACTTCTAACTCAACTCTAATTCCTCTAAGAATTTGTTCGTATGGATACTTATCCATTTCGTTAGTTGGTTTATATCTGTAGTCAGTTAGGTTATTCTTAGTAAGTCTAGCTTCTTCTACTCTAGCTTCTTGAATCATTCCTCTGTTCTTTAAAATCTGAACAGCATCATCGTATCCGTTAAAACGAGTAATTAGCTGTGGTTGTTGCATTCTAGCTTCTGCTAAGAAATGTTCTTTAGAGAATTTTCCCTCTTGAATTGCGTTATATTTTTCTTGTAAAGTTCTCATATTATTTATTTTCGTCTAAGTAATCAAACATTTTAGTATGTGAAGGACGTTTAGGTCTTTCAACTGTTTTATAACCTAATTTTTCAGCCGTTTTAGTAGCTACATTCTTACCTTGTCCTTTTTTAGAGAAAGCATTTTTAGTTAAGTATCCTCCTACTGCTCCAGTTGTGTTCATCTCCTCTAAGACTTCCTGTATTGCTTTTACTACCTGTGATCTTTTCATAAATTTCTTAATTCATTTACTAATTCATAGTACTGCATTAATGAAACTAAGTGATTATCTTCTACTTTTTGAGTATTTTTAACAGGTGTAATTGCTTTTTGGATCTCTTCTAATTTAATTTTAACTACTTTATCTGCAACGTTTTCTTTCAACTTAGAAATTTCTTTTTGTAGTTTTTCCATTTCTTCGTTTACTACGTTTCTCAGTCTTGCTGATGAATTAACTGAAACGATAAACTCTTTTAATATGTTTTTTTGTTCTGGGAGAAGATCTTTATACTGATCGTTAAATTTCTCTAATAGTATCTTGTATGTAAGTAGTCTTAGATCTTTATCGTATTTTGAATACTCTTCAATTAAAGCATCTTTTACTTTTCCGTCTGTTAATTTACTTTGAGTTAAGTGTTCCAGTAGGGTTGTTTTATTATCTACAAATATATCTAAGTCAACAAGACCTGATGTTGCTTGTGCTTCCATTAAGCAATATAAAGCTGCTAAAGGTTTATAAGTTTCTACTTTAATAGAAAAGAATTCTTCTAAGTCATAGTGACTTTTAAGTTCTTTTATTAACTCGTACTTTTGTTTTTTAAGTGAGTTAGCATCAAGTTTTCTAGAGATCTCTACAATAGTACTTAGTACTGATTCTGCTTTTTTCGAACCTACCCCTTTATTCTTTAATATAAAATCATAAAGTTTAAATTCCTTTACTAGTGTTGTATTTCCTGTATAGAATTTTCTTAGTACCGATAATGCCGGAGATTCTCTTTTTGATAGAGTATCTGCAGCGATTTGCTTTACTAATAGTTCGTAGATTAAGCCTGTGTTTTTATACTTACTGTGTTTAATACGCATCTTAGGTATGTCTTTGTTATAAATAGTGTCTAGTTATCTAAATCCTTAATATTCTCTTCATTTAAAAGATCTAGCTCTTTCTCCGCCTCTTGTTCAAAGAGGTTTTGCTTTTTACCAGTGAATATATTCTTGTTTCTAAGAAAAACTGACATTGTATTATTTATGCCTTCTTTAACGTTTTCATTATCGCTTGGAAAGCCGCCCTTCATTCCTTGAACTCCTAATCTATCTCTCCCACCCATAGGATCTGCATTTGTTCCAATTACAGACATTTTTTCTCTAGGTCTTCCAGGTAGATTTTCATCATACCCTGCCGGTAATTCACCTTGCTCTCTTCCGTAAATTGAAGCTAAATCGTGAGGTGTTCCAAAAGACATTCCTGTTGCTACTGGGTCATTACCTTCGTTTTCAATTTGAGATAATCTAAACTCTCTTTTAGCATCCTCTCTGATAAGTTCTCTCATTTCGTTATAGTTATCTTCTGAGATATCAAATAACATATCGTAAATATAATCTGAAGAGAATAATTTAGTTGCTTGCATTTGAGTTGCTAAATCAACTTTCTCTTTCCAAAGAGCTACTTTTTCTTGTTCGTAAATAATAGAAGGAGTAGTCAACTTAATTTCAAAGTTTACTAACGACTCTTTGTCAAATCCTTGTGAATATAAATGTACTAATCCTATTTTAGTTAATTCACTCTCTACAATTCTTTGAAGTCTTTCTACTGTTCTAGCAAAACGGATATCTTCTGCTGCAAGAGTTGCTTTACCTGTAAGATCTTTCTCAAATCCAAAGTATGCTTTAGGCACTTTTAATGCTGCAAACATCTTATCTCTTAAGTACTCAATATCATTTGTTCCATCGTAATCAAGTCCTTTAGTAGTCTCAATTCTTGTAGATGTATCTCCACCTCTAACTGGTAAGTAGAAATCCTCCATCATGTTTTGCATGTTGAATTTCAAATTATATTGACCTGTTTGTGGATCTACATAAGGAGTTTTCTTAATATTGTTAATTGTTTTTTGCATGAACTGCTCAACTTCATTTGGTGGAATAGATCCTACGTTAATGTAGAACATTCTCTTCTCAGGAGCTCTCATGATTCTATGAATCAACATTGCATCCTCCATTAAAGTTAATTGTTTATATATTTTACGAGCTGGTTCAATATAAGATCTACCGTATGGTAGGTAATTTGTATCTGATATTAATCTAAAGTGTGCTACTTCGTAGTTGTCTAATTTAATTACATTCTTATCGTTATTTGGAATATAATTTGGATCTGATGAAGAAGCTAATCCGTCTGGATCGATTGAGAATGTTACTTTGGTTGGATCATCTTTATCCATCCCCTCATGTCTTACCATATGGTAAACTGTATATGGAATAACATTATATACTCCAAACTTTTCTGATACTTCTAATTTTAAAAAGAAGTCCCCGTACTTGCACATATTTCTAACCCATGACCATAGGTTAAATTCGATGTTTAATACATCGTAGTATAAATTATAAAGGACTCTTTGTATGTTTTCGTCTGTAGATTTAATTGAAAGAACCTCCCCCATTGCACTCTTCAATGTAGATTCATCTGCTAAGATATCTAAAGTAGAAGCAATAAGTGGATCTGTGTCCATTGCTTCATAGTCTGAGTATAGTTGTATCCTTAATGTCTGGTAATTAAGGTTTGGGTTAAAGATGTTCTTATTATTGTAGATATATAAACGAGAGAATCTATCCAATAGTGAATTGGTTTGATATTTCCCTGTCGACTGTATGTGATTAATATCAGCAATCTTTAACTCATCTCCTCCTACATTTCTAACTAATATATCAGTTGAGAATAATCTCTGGAGTGAGGTGAATAAATTTCTTTCTGCCATTTTAAAATGTTTTATTTATAAATAGTAACTTATCCTAATAGCCAGGTTAAGTCCTCTTGGCCATTTGGTGTCTCCATAAGATACGGATTATTATGCATAGGAGCAACATTATATACACCAGGAGTTCTTTGGTTAAGATTAACAAAAGAGTTCATTGTAGCTCTTGAAAGATCCATTCCTTGTTGTCTCATTCTAATGGCTGTATCTCTAACATATAATGCTGTAGCAAAAGCCATAATTAAATCATCATTATACCCTGACTGTGCCTGTGCTTTACCATTTCTCCATATGAATACCCTCATTTCAGCTAATAACCTCTTAGACTGCACTATAACCGATCTTTCCCGTATGTATTCAGTCATCTTAGCTATTACTAGAGGTCTAGTCTTTAAGGACATTGTAAATCCTGGTACTAATTTATCTCTTTCGTACTTGGCCATATACGATTCAACTGTTTCATTATCTGATCTTGAGGAATAATACAGGTTTTTATACTCTCTGGATATTACTTGTTCAATAGTTGACCATCCGATATTAGCATTTTCTATTACTAGTAATGCATCACAATATTCTGTTGCTATTCCTACCAATACGTTTCCGTATTCTTTAGGTGATATCTTACCTTTATACTCTGCAACCTGCACACAGTTCTCAATATCAAAGACATGAAAGCCGGAGTAGTCGGTAGAGTCCCCTCTAGCGACGTCGGCAACAACCATATACGACTTTTGATAGTCAGGTGATTCCCATATCCAAAGATTTCCGTCTACACCTCTCTTTTCAGTTGGTTCTTTTACATATGTCTCTTCGTAGAAAGCCATATTCTCAACCTCAATTACTGAGTCTCCAGATGATAAGAAGTCACAATCACACTCTTGAGCTGCTTGTTTCTCTCCTAATTGTCTTGTTTGTTCATCTCTCCAGTCTTGTTTTCTTTCCGGATGCACATCCCATTTTAATTTAACAGGTACAAATCCATTCTCTCCTGCTTCAGCTTTTTCCCATGTCTTATGGAACCAGTTTCCTACACCATTTGGAGTAGAAAGAGCCATACATTGTCCTCCGGTAGCAAGTGTTTGTTGAGCTGCAGTAAATGTTTCTTCAATATTATCAATGAAGGCTGCCTCATCTATTAATAGTAGCGATACCGCTTCTGAACGAGCTGCATCTGCGTTAGATGATTTAGCTGTAATTTTAGAACCGTTTTTAAGTCTAAGAGATAATTTATTCTTTTCTGTAAAAGGTAACTGTAACCATTTTGGTAGATTCTCATACATGAAAATCGTTTTGGTTACAAGGTTTCTAGCTGTTGCTTGAGTAATCGCAAGTGCTAGTACGTTTTTATCTTTATGGAAGATCATTAACCATAAAGCATATGCTGAGGCTAGTGTAGAGATTCCTAACTGTCTTGATTTAAGAGTTACTATAAACTTTTCATCTCTAAATAAATGCAGTACTCCTTCTTGAAACGGGTAGAGGTTAAATAAGATTCTACCTCTGGTCGGATGTTGAATATAGCAATACTTCTTCATGAAGTAAGCCGGGTCTTTTGCACATTTTATGTACTCTTGTGCAACTATTTGTTTTATATCTTGTTGTGACATATTATATATGTATATAATATAAATATAGGGATATAAAAAAACCCACCTTTATAGGGTGGGCTTGTTTAATTACTCTGTAATATTATTTTCTATTTTCTGCTAAGAATTTTCTTAAGTCAAATCCTTCCTGTAAAGCTTCAGTAGCTTTTTCTTTAACTGGAGTTTCTTTCTTTTCTTTACCTGAGAATTTTTTATCGAATTCTTTTCTTAATTTCTCTTCTGCTTTTCTTAATGCTGCAATATCTTTACGCATTTGTTTAACAGCTTTTTGATCGATATGCTCAGCATGCTCTCCTTCTTCTAAAGACCCTACTTTAGCTTCTAAAGCTTCGTAAACTCTTTTCATCTCATCCATTTTATATTTGTGAGCTGCTTCGTTTGTTCCGTGTTCAATCTCTTTCATCAATTCTTCAATTGAATTGTATTTTGGAAGAGGTTTTTCTTGTACCATTTCTTCTTCTGCCATTGGTACTTCTTCTGCCATTGGTACTTCTTCTGCTACAGCCTGTGGTGCTATACCTAAAGCATCTTGAACCATTTCAACAAGTCTTCTCTCTTTAGCAGTTAATTTTGTTTCTTTCATCATTGGTTTTTTATTATTTTCATAAAGCGATTGAGCAGCCATATCTCCTAACTCTCCTGATTGGTATAATTCGTCTGTTAATTGCTCCAACTCTTCCTCACTTAAAGGAGTTCCATCTTCAAATTCTGCAGATATAATATATGCATCTACAAAGTCAGGGTAATCGTCTGGGTCGATTCCATCGATTTGAATAGAGCTGTAATTTACCCCTTCTAATCCTGGTTGTGGTTCTGCTTGTGGTTTAGCAGCTGGTACTTGGTAAGGCTGTACTGATTTTATTGACTGTACGAAGTCTGGGTTGTCTATAAAGATATCTGCAAAAACCTCTTCTGCTTGTTCTGGTGTTTCTGCATTTAGTATTCTAGAGTCTCCTCCTCCGTATTTGTTTACGAAACTTACTTGGAAAGCTTTTTGATTCTCATCAAATCCGTCTACTCTTGCTTCTTTAAGAAGTTGTGCATTTTTTGTAAGGTTATTCTCTGTTAAGAATGATCTTAAATTAAAATTATCTGCCATTGTAGTTTATTTTTGTTTATAAATAGTCTATCATTTAGTTATCAGTTCCGTAAACCTGTGTATATATTCTGTCTAGTGCACTAAACATTCCTGTAGATACAAGCTGGCTCATTGTTATTTTACTTTTCTCTACTGCAGGGAAGTTAACTGAGGTTGTAGTTTCCCCAGAGCTTCTTCTAATAAAAGTTGGGGATACGTTTAGGTATTTAGATTTTATATCGGCAACTACTATTACATCTCCCTTACTATCTACTAAGTTCCATCCTGATTTACTTGCTTTAGCTCTTGTCGGGCTTGTTGGAATTACTCTACTTTGCTTAAAAGTATCCATTACTTCTGTATAGTCGTACTTTAATGTATGTATTGTAATTTTTGTAAGTAACTTGGTGTTTTTATCTGTAGTTTTTTCTACCCATACAAAAAACTCACTATTGCTAGGTCCTGTAAGTTTTTTTGCAATAGCATCTATTCTTGCAATAATATCTGGGTAATATTCCTTAGCAGCTTCAACTGTTTCTAATTGACCTACAGTGTATTTCGTTAATTCTGGATTTGCTTTAAAGTAGTTTGCTAATTCAATTGCTCTACTATCCATTACTTCTTTCTCACTACCTAGTCCAATTTTAGTATCTCCTGATGTAGTTTTTAAACTTATATTATGTCCATTGACTACTAGGTCGGTTAATCCTTGTGCTCCTCCTGTATGTTGAGTCTCTATTCCTTTGCTTGCTAGAAGCTTTGCAAGTAATACTTCTGAGATAGTCCCTAATGAGTTTGGATCGAATAGCATAAATACTTTAAGGTATTTAGCATAATCTTCTTTTATTGAATTAAATGCTTCTCTTAGGTACTTAACATCTGCATCCGTTGCATTACTTTCATTTTCCTTTTCATCTTCTTTTGACTTTTCCTCTAAAACTATCCCAAATTCAGAATAAATCTCTTTCAATACTTTCATATCGCCAGGATTATTCATATCTGGATAGCCTTTCTTACATCGAAAAGCCCATTCTGCAACTATTTTATCTACTACGCTCATTAAAGTGCTTCTGGTGTTTCTGGTTCTGTTCCTGCTTCTTCTTCACCTGCTGGTGTTTCTTCTGCTCCAAATTCAGCTGCTGGTTCTCCTCCGGCTTCTCCACCTGGAAAGTCTCCACCACCTCCACCTGCTGGTGCTGCTGGATCTGCTCCGAATTCTTCTCCACCTGGTTCTTCACCTTGAGAGATTGGTCCGTTTTTAAGAATATCGTTTATTTTGTCTAAAGCTTGTTGATAGTCTTGTAGAGTATCTAAATAGTATTTTTTACCTTCTATTTGTGCTTCAAACCCTTTACCCATCCATTTTAAATTAAAGGATTGACCGTTTTTAAGATCAACTGCAAATGTGGAAGGTTTTGGTGCTACCCATCTTATGTCTGTTACAAATTCTGGGTATTCTTTTGTGAATAGAGATGTTATTGCTTTCTTTACTGTAGGAAATTTTCCCAGTATTTCATCTGTAGATGTTTCTAATACTGCTCCTTCTTCTTCTCTAAGAACTTCAATGTATGCCTCTAACATTAACTCCCTTATTTCCTCTTTAGTTATTTTTTTAGAAATAGTATTTCTTCTATTTTTTAAATATTTATCTGTCTTATCGACTTTTCCATCATTATTGATATCGTCATCTTCTTTTCCAACGGCATCTAAAGCTTCATTTTTAAAAGGCCTTGGACAAGGTGTACCTTTAACATGGGTATGTCCACATCTTCCGCAGTATGTTGCTTTCTTTTCATTTAATGCTAATGCAACTATTCTAGTTTCTTGATCTTGATGCTTTTCTGACTCTGTATATCCTGCTGCTGAATCCAGATAATCTTCTGCTTTTGTCAGTTTAGCTTGAACCCATGCATCTAATTGATCATCATCTCCTAATAGATCCATCATCTTACTTGCGTTTGATTGAATAGACCTTAACTGTGCTTTTGCCATTGAAGATTCGTCATCTGGCTGTAAGTGGTCATCTTCTTGTAAAGCAGGTGCATTCATTTTAATAAAATCATCCGATACTGCAAATACTATTACCTTTCCAGCTCCATTATCCGATACATCGATATCTTCTATGTTATATTTTGCTTGTAACTTATCTGCTACTGCTTGTCCGATTTCCATTGCTTTTTTAATTCCAAACTCTCTCTCTTGTCCAGACAATGTTTTTTGTCCGTAAGCTTTTAAGTGCCCTACTCCTTCTGGGTATTTAATGAATACTTTTAAAAAGTTAGGATTGTTAGGATCTTTGGTAGCATATGGCTTAAAGTCTTTTGAGTCGAAATTACCTTCTGCTATGTTTTTATTCATCTGTGAAGGATCTGTTGGTGTTTGCATTGCTGCCATATCATCGTACTCAGTGTCTGTAGGTTCTCCTACATACTTTTTCATTGCATCACTTAGTTTATCTTCTAGTTCAGGAGTCGGCATAGAGACAGTATTTCCTTGTGTTATCACAAAGTCTACTAGCTCTATTGGCTCAGTTCCTAAATCTAATAAAATTGCTGTTCCTTCTGGGTTAAGGTCAAATTTAAAAGTGTCTACTCCCTTATCATTTCCGTATTCAACATGAATATTGAATTTATCAACTCCTATTCCTGTAAGTTTTAGTTTTGAGATTTCATCTCCTTGAGCTCTAAGAACTTTTACAAGAGATTTAGCTACTGCTTTTCCTACGGCTGCTGATTCTTGAGTAGTATATTTACGTACTTCTTCTTTTATCCTTTTACCATCTGCAGTATCTATTTTTGCAATATCCTGATTATCTTTCAAACCTGTGAGTTCATCGTCTTTCTTATACTCGATTGTCTTCTTCTCACCTTTTGAAGTCTGGATAAATGCTGTCTTTTCTCCTGCTTCTACTATTCTTATTAATTTCTTCATATTATAATATCTAAAGATAGTTATTTTGAACTATATATACAAATAAATAGTTAATTTTTTTACTGACAGTGGTAATTTAAGTATCTCTGCAATGCTTTTGCATAGTGAGTACCTTTATCTTCTAACTTACTTCTTTCTGCTCTTACTTTTGAACATGTAAGTTTACCTAACCTTTTTTTTAAAATACCTGGTTCTACTGGGTCGTGTTTACCTTCCTCTATATTGGATAATTTATCGTAATATTTAGGATCTTCGTATACATGGTCAAAAGCTATTTCCATAGCAATATCTAAATCTGTTGTATGTTCTGATTCTGTCTTTACTCCTTTTACTATCTGCTTTATGATTTGATCTAAAGGAAGATTATGCATTGTAGCTAAATCTCCAATAGTAGCAAACTGTGCTAGTCCTCCTGGTATTTCATTAGGAGCAGGTGTTGAAGCATCTAATACCTCTTTAATTATCTTTTTTAGTTGACTTTTTTTCATTTTCTAAAGTGTAGTAGTAAGTATTTTCATTACCTTTTTCCATTGTCCATTTATCGGAAACCGATTCACAGAACCAGTCTTTATTATCAATCATCCAATCCGGTTTATCAGGGAATGGTTGAGTTACAAAAGACATATCTCTCCACATTAACCTATTGTTTGGCTGGAGAGTAAAGTTCCCATTATCTAATTTAATTAGATGTGCTGCTTTATATTGTGTTGGTTCGTTAGAATATGGATTATCGTACCAGTCAAATGTCATGATATAATTACCCCACTCTTTACTTCCGTCTTTAAATATTGCTTTTACTCTTGATTGAAGTAAGTAATCGTATGCTGTACATGATACTTCATGTCCAAAACAATCCCATAATTGTAAGTGGTCTAAAGCCATTCTAGGAGCATCATCTTTCCAAGCAAGCATGTGAATTGGAACTCTTGATCTAACAGCTCCTTCATCAGTCATTACATGGAAGGTAAGAGCTCTTCCTCCTACAGATTGTACTCCAAATACAATTACATCTTGCATACCTTCTCTTCCGTCATGCTGATAGAGATGTTCGATTCGCATCTTAGCATAGAAGTGAGGTATAGATGTATTTAGTGTTGACATTATTTATTCTTTATTAGCAATTCTCCTAGTACTTCTAGTCTTCCTACCTCTCTTTGAAATTCAATTTGAGTCATATCTAGAGAGATCTTTTTATAAGTCTCTTCGTACTCTTTCTTTGCTTGTTCCATATCAAGCTTTCCTTCAGAAGCTTTTTTATAATACGGAGCTTTTACTTTGAAATGATGCCAGGTTAGTAAAGCAAGTCCTCCTTTTTCTTGAGCATTTGATGCTATTTTAGCTGCACCTTCTCCTCTGGTTTTAGCGAAGTCTTCTAATACCTCTTTTGCTTCTTTTAGTAGTTGTAGTAGCTTCATATTATTTTGTGATTTTTACACAGATGTCTTTTCCGTCTTTAGTGCCTGCATATCTGTACCCTTTCCAACAAGCTTTACCGTCAACACCTTTTACTTTTTCTGCAAGAACCTCTTTTACAAGTTCTTGGATTGCTTGTTTTACTTTAGCATATCCTGAACCATAAGGTGCTGCTTTACCTGCTTGAGGGTTATCTGCTTCTTTTAACAGTTGTAGTAGCTTCATATTATTTTCCTTGCCCTCTATAAAGCTTTTTATAGTTCTTAGAACTCTTCAATTTTGAAGTTTTAGATTTAGCGTGAACTCCAGGTCTAGATACTTTAGTAGTTTCTACTTTAACGGAAGATTGTGCTGCTTTTGCCATAGATATTAAATGTTTTTAATAAATATACAAAAGTATATATTACTCCTCTATATGGCTCTTTATGTGTTTTAAGTACTCTTGAAGGTTTTTGCTTAACTGTTCTTTGAATTTTGAATCATTATTATTCCAATCTTCTATATCTCCTTGCTCTGTTACAAAACTGTTAGTTACTTCTAATGAGGCTAGTACCCATTGTTCAACATCTCTTGCAAAAGCTTTAAGGCTTCCTTGCATCATATTCTTTTCATATGATTCATATAGACCTGCTTTTCTTAGTTCTGCTTCATAATCAATTACACAATCAAAACACATTTTATGTATCTTATACATCTTATGACTGAGGTAGTAGTTCATAGATCCTCCGCATTTCGGACATGCTAACGGTATCTGGAGAGCTTTCTTTGCTGAGTCTAGTTTTGTAATATTCTGTCTTAATCCGTTTTTAATAGTCCAAGTTCTTCCACTCTCTTCCCATATATCTCCTTCTTTGTAGGCAACCTGTGCCTTAGAGTATCCAATACCGTCTACAGTCTTTGCACTAAAGTCTTTGTTAACTAAATTTCTAGCTCTATTTACGTCTTTTGATTTGAATTCTTTTTTAAGTAAGCTCTCGCCCATAACCAAGTTCTTTTAATTTATTAATAACCGATTGTATTTCTCCGTCTTTTACCTCTAATGCTATCCCTCCTTTTGCAGCAAATGCAGCTAGGTTAGAAGGTCTATCATCTATTAATATAGCTTTTTCATTTGCAAAATCCGACTTACTTGCTCCGAACCTGAATTCTACAGGAGGGGCAGGTATTAGATGTTCTTTTACCCACAGTCTTTTCCCCAGTCTTGAAGTGTTCTGTCTAGATGGAGATGTAAGTATAGTTGGACTGTATGGCTGTATAAAAGACCATATTTCTCTTCCATTTGGCATCCAATTCATTCCTGACCAGAATTCTAATCCTATATGGTTATCAATGAAGTTCCAAAACTCTGTTTCTCCTTCAAGTTTCTCAAAGTGTTTAGGTCTTGTTACTTGGTTTATAACCTCTTTTGAATAGTACTTTGGTCCTTCTTGTCTTAACATCTCAACAAATCTGTTTTCAAAATCTGTTAATACTCCGTCCATATCACAGTATATCTGATAAGGAGGGTTAAAATCTTCTTCTGTAAGCAATAAGTCTACTAAATTTCCCATAACCTTTTTATTTTTATAATGTTTGTTTTAACCCTAATGCAGGTAATCTCTTACGCCATAATGTTAGTATCTCTTCTTTTTCCTTAGATGTAATTTTTTGAGCATCTAAGTATGTGTTTACAACATCTGCAAATGGTCTTTTTTCTTTTTTAGCTCTAAGGTACATTCCTTGTAGGTTTGCATCTACTTCTTTTGGTAAAAGAAAGTACTCTTTGTTTTTTAACAATTTTAGTTTGACTAAATCTCGTATGTACTGATCATCTTCCATGTACTTACCTGATTTTAGGTTATCAGAATCACTATGAGTTAAATGCTCTATTTCATGTCTAATAACATCTTTTAGATTCATGGAAATTTCTTCCCAAAATTCAGGTAGCATTGCAGGATCAATTTGGAAAGTTACCATAATAGCATCATCATATTCTCCTTCTGGTGAGTAGTCTGCTCCTCCGTCTACTTTAAGTTTCTTAGTACCTGGTTTTAGTACTAGTGTAGCCTGTACATCGAAAGCTAAGTCATCTGATTCAATAAATTCACTAAAACTGGTGAGTTTACTACCTTCTTCTACTTCTCTTTTCCAGTGATTGAAAATAACACTACTAACTCGGTTTGTTATTGTATCATACCTTCCTTCTGCCATAACCTCTTTATTATTATTTTTTAATCCGTCTTCCCAATTTCTGAATGTGATATTACCTTTTAGGTAAGCTTCTTTTTCTATCTCTTGTAAGTAATCGTCCTCGTTTGTATTAGTAGTTCCAGCTAATCCTTCAAGTCTTCCTTCCATGTTTTGCATATGGTGAATCATTTCATGAGAGAATGATCTACAAACATCTTTAGGATGTCTATTCATTACATAGAGTACTACTTCTTGCTTGGTTGGATCATAGTAAGCTGTTTTACCAAAGAAGTCGTTTGCTTGTTTTTCGTCATACCTTATTTTTACTTCCGGTAATGGTGTAATATTCATCTTCTGATCTATCATATACTCTAAAAGAGATGCTATGTATGGTGTATAGTTAAATTTTTCCTGCTCTGCTCCTTCTGGTAGTCTCTTTTGTTGAGGTGTTTGATCAAAGCTTACATCTGCATACGTTTTTATGTACACTCCTATTCTATCTTGCTCAAATACTACTGTATATTTGTCTGAATCAATAGTTGTTCTTAATTGATCGAAAAGTTCTATTAAATCTTCTCTATCTTTTGATGGAATAGCTCCTGATGGCTGTATTGGTGTTCCTGCTGATCCTTCTTTTATTACTTCTTTCTTAACTTTCTTTGGAAAGAAACTTTCAAATACATTATCTACCGCAGTTAACATTTTATCTTCTACTGAATCTTCTTGCTGTGGTGCTATGATATCTATGATTACTTGCTTATCTTCTTTTGATACTACTTTTGGAATCCATTTACCTTCTAATAAGAACTTTTCCGACTTTCTAATATCAGTTGCTGAGAATTTATCGTCCTCTTTGTTTGTGATGACAGGTAATTCTTTTACTTCTACGTTACTGTATTCACCTTTCTGCTTTTTCTTTTCTATTCCAGAGAATTTACCCATTTCATCAGCCATAGCTCCTGTAATAATGTTTGTTACTTTGTCTTGATTTGCATCAATCCATTCATATGTATCTAATATTGGAGTTACTTTACTGATTACAATCTCCATTGGTACATTTATGTATTTTGCATAGATTTCCCAAATAGCTTTTGATTGTTCTGCTGTAATTTTTACACCTTCTCTAATCTTAGGTCCGATAAATATTACAATTTTATCTGCTTTAGTAGATAGGAATTTAGCATTTTCAAAGTGAGCTAAATGCGGTGGTTTAAATCCTCCAGCATAAAGTGCTACTACTTCAGATCCATCATCTAAAGCTTCTGCAAGTGTTTGTGCTACTTTTTCTAATGCATCTTCTTTACCTTTTCCTTTGGCTGTTCCAACCTCTCCTGATTTAACAGATACCATTGATTTAAAAATACCTGCTATTCTATTTTTAGATCTAGCATTTGTAAGTTTTTTAGCAACATCATCTAATAGATCTTCGAAAGAACCATCTATATTAAATCCTTTAAATAATATCTTAATAGTACCCCAAGCTGTTGTTGACCATACCTCTTCTCTTGCTATTTCTCTAAAGTTTTCTAGTTTTACTTTTCTTAAAGACAGTTTTACCGATGATAAGTTAAATTCAAACTCTTCACCTTTTTCTAGATTAGGTACATTTGATATACCCATTCTTCTAAATACATCTTGTGGGTCTTGTTCAAGTAAGATTACTTTTGCCAGTCCTATTAATAGTCCTTGCTTTTCAGCTGGTAAGTCTAAGAATGATCCTTTAAATGCATGCTCTTCTTCTGTAAGAGATATAATATTATCAACCTGAATGTATTGATCTTCTTTTCCTACAATTGGATAGAGTACTGAGATTAGTTCACCTGAGTTATAGTACCTTCTTCCTGTATATTTTTCTGATTTAAAAGGTACAATTATGTTCTGCGGAAGAGCTAGAGCTGCATCGATAAGTCTTTGTTTAACTTCTCTCTTATCATCTCCTTCAAACCATACAATGATGTCTAAGTCTCCAAAGTCAGCTTTTGTACCTGCTTTAACAGATCCTGATAGAGAAGCTTTTTTAAAGCCTGGTATTTTACTTAGAACTTCTTCTACGTATTTGTTGAATGTATTATGTACATCCCCTCTTTCGATTCTATTTCCTCCTGCTACTCCTGACATATTATACTTTATATTGTGTTAAGTTTGAATTATCTGGTAAGAACTTACCTTTTAATCCTAATCTTTCTTGATTTTCTATCCAATAAGATTGCAATTCTCCTGGTATATCTGCTCTTGTACTATCTAATATTTTTAAATAAGTATCATATACAGCGTGTAAATCTTCCGGAGATAACCCCGCTTCCAGTGCTTCTGTTAATTTAAAATAGTCTCCTATCGTATCTCGATCTAGATTCAGACCATATACCTTATTCAAAAGGTCTATTGCTTGTTGCGGTTGATTTGCTACAATCTCTTGAGATTCTTTATCTTTTACCCCATAGTTATGAGAGAATGTATATCCTTTCTGAGAGAATAAAGATACAAGTAATTGTGTTCTATGCAATCCTTTTACGTTCCCTGAATATGTAGCTGAATGGTATGCAAACTGTAACCAATCAACATCTCCTACATTTACGTCTATTTGAACGTTTTGGCCTACTACTTCTACGTTTTCATCATACTGAGGAAATAATAGGAATAGAGCTCCTGCTCCTGATCCTTTTACATCTGCTATGATTTCTGTATCCGCTTCTGCTATTTTTTGTGCTATTGCTACAATTACAGCTCTTTTTGTTAACTGATCATCTGTAGAGGTTCTAGCTCTCTTTTTAAATCCAACAAATAGGTCTTGAACATGTTTCTCATCTAAGCCCCAGTCGTTTATATCATCAAAGGATGACCCGGCAAGTGCTAGGTCAATATCCCCTGAATAGTCTTTCTTTCCTACAGATCCTAAAGTTTTCATTTCTCTAAAGAATGGTTCTGCTTTTGGAAATATAGTTTTGAACTGCTTAAAGAACTCTAATAGAGTAGGTTTAATATGTTCTTTTTTTATCGGTGCTGTACTACTAAATACGTTTCCTCCCATATTGTTATGCTTTACTTTCGTTTACTGAAAAAAAACTAGGGTCTGCTTTTAGGTTTGAATCTTTTTGCCAGATTTCGAACATAAAGTCACCAAAATATACTTCTAATTTACAAGTAAGACCTTTTGTATATTCCTCAAAATCTTCATCCTCTCCCATCAATTCTCCTGTTCCTGGATTAATATCGTCACTAAAGTTATATAGTACTTCCTCGTACTCATCTTGGTCTGGATCTTCTTCTAGTCTTTGTAATCTTTCTTGTTCTAGTATCTTTGCAAATTTACCACCTAACATAATTATAGGGTGATCCCCTTGTATTGTTAGTCCTGAGATCATTATTGCTCTTTCAGAAGGTACTGCTGTAATTGGTTTAGCTAAGTCTATATCTGCTTTTCTGAAAGCCTGTTCTACTGTCTCTCCTTCATATTCCTCTTTTAGTAGTTTTGAATTAGCAGTTAATTTATTCTCTACTAAGAACTTTTTCAAATCAAAGTTTTCCATCTTATTTATTTTACCTAAATATACGAATATTCTTTTGAATATCCAACGATTATATTAAATAAATAGTACTAAAGTTTGATAGTGGTCGGGTATGAAGAGAATTTAGGCTCTGTTGTTGGATTCTCTATTTCGTATAATTTATAGATTAATTTGAATAATTCAAAGTTTTTTTCTATCTCATCTACTACTTTTAACTCCCATCCTTTACCTTGTATTTTTTTACCGCTCTTATCAGCTCCTCGAGTTGATGCTTTTAACCAAAGAATAGCTGTTCTGTCAATCTTAATTCCTTTTGTTTCTTCAATTGATTTAGCATAGGCTGCTAGTTGTAAGTCGTAGGATTTATGTAAATGGTTCGATGTCTTAAAGTCGATTAACCAATTCTCATCATTCATCTTTACAACGATATCGGCTGTTCCTGCATACTTGTGTTCATCTGAGTAAGTAAATTCTTCTGTAAAGATTAGTTCAGGTTTTGCTACATCCCAGAACTCTTTGAATTTCATAATCATTCCCCATACCAATTCATTATAACGGGCATTACCGTAATCATCCATCCACTGGATTTCTTTACCTTCTAATAGTTCTTCGATTGCATTGTGAGTTTGAGTACCTTCATCTCCGGCTCTTCTCATTATAATGTCTGAGTTATGTCCTACATCTTTTAACCATGATTCAAAGAACTTATTCTTTGGCATGTATTGAAGTACTGTAGTAACTGAAGGATAAAAGACTCCTTCCGATCGTTGATAAACCCTTCTATCTAAAAAATTAATCTGCTTTAATTCAGGTTTAAAGTCTAACCTTTTTTTGGCATGTTCTGATAGAACATTTTGTCCTTTTTGTATCATATTATGATAGTTTGTAGCGGAGTAACTTTCCGAAGTCCATTTCCTCTGCCTGTTGTACATAACGAGTGAAGCCTGCAAAGCCCATCTCGCTTGGATCCTTATCTTGCATATCTACTAGATATACTTTCTTTCCCATATTCAGAAACTGTTCTGTATATGAGAGTGCTTTTTTAAATGCATCCCTGTCTAGGGCTACGTATATATCTTCTACCTGACTTGATACTATCTTTTTTATCAAAGATTTTGATAAAGACTTACCAAGTATTGGTACTGCGTTTCTTTTTACTGCTATTGCATCAAATGCACCCTCTACAAGTACTATGGGCTGGGACCAGTTAATGAGGTTTTCGAACATTATAATATCTTTAGAAATCTCTGGACCTCTGTATTTATGGTATGCATCTTCGTAGGTCCTACCTACAAATGTATTTAGTTGGTTATTCTCATTATATGACGGAATAATTACTCTTCCGGCATATTCTCCTGACGTACAGTACCCTATATTGTATTTTAAGAAGTCTCTATCGGTAAAACCTCTTTTATATAGGTATCTTCTTACTTTATTTGCTATAATAGATGTATGAGATGCTGTATAAAGTGCTTGAAACTCTTTAGGAAGTTCTACAGAAGTTGTTGGAGCATACCCTATTTCGTCACCTTTTCTTACATATTTAAGTATTTCATATGCTTGTTCGGCAGGTACCTGTAACTGCTTAAGTAAAGACTTAATTGTACGTCCTTTAAGCCCACATACCCAGCATTCGAAAGGATTCTCTCCTTTTTCATTGGTATGCATGTTTACCTCTAGCTTTGGTTTATGATGATTGCATTTTGGACAAGTAAAAGCATAGTTTTCCCTAGCTCTTTTGTGGGATTTTCCTAAAACGTTCTCTATAAAACCTAATAAAATATTACTACTCATATATGTACATAACCGATTGACATCTTAAGATACGAAAAAAGGCTCACATAAGCAAGCCTTTCTTTAGTTATTTTTACTCTACAGATTACATCTTTCTTCCTGCATCTATTATAGCTTGCACTTGCCCTGCTAGATCTACATCCTCTTCCGCTATTACTGAGTTTCTAGTAAAGCCATCTGTTGCTGCTGCTCCTGCCCCTATTCCAGCTAAAGCACCTACTATTACTGCCGCTGCAACTATTGGCAATGCTGCTGCTCCAGCTCCAATTGTACCTGCCATTATTAATGGTGCTATAAGAGTTGTTAATGCTGCTCCTGCTCCTGCACTTCTTAGTATCTGTACGATTGTTTTATCTTTTTCTTTACGTCCTGAAGGATTATCATGGTATGCAGAATACTCGGCATTAGGACCGGATGATTTACCGCCTGAATACTGCCTTTGTTTTTCATTTGCAAAACGTACCATATCTTCATATGCTTTGTCTGAGTCGTATTTTGACCTAACTACTCCAAGTTCTTCGGCGGTTTTAATTTCTTCAGGAGAAAATGCTTCACTAATATTCTCTGGTGCTTTAAAGTCACCGTCTACTATGTTAGCTGCTACCTTTGCTGCTTGTTTAGCTAATTGAGGATTGTTTGCTAATGTATCCTGCAGCTTTTGTACTTCCGGTTTATTTATTAAACCTCTTACTAAAGCTAAGTCGATACCTTCTACCTTATTTTCGCTTAATAATTTAGAATTGTTTGTTAATTTATTCTCTACTAAGAATTTTCTTAAGTCAAATGTGTTTTCCATTATACGTCTATTACTTTTATATTACCATAATACCTATCTTGCATTATGTTATCCATCTTAATTGAACCTCCTGGTCCTTCTAAGTCTGGATATATTCCTAACATTTCTGCTTCTTCCATTATATCATCAATTGGAACATCTTGTTCAGATCCTGTAAAAGGTTCTAGATTATCCATTGTGATGATTCCTAGTTTTGGATTTCTAACCTCTACATCGTATATGTATACAAAGTATTTAGTCTTTTGTCCTTTTATTTGCTGTGCATCTTCTAATTCTTCTGAATCAGTAGTTACTTTTTTTACTTTATTTCCTACTAAGAATACTGCTCCATAATCTCCTTCTCCTAAATACTCTCCTCCTTGATCAACAATATCGTTAACAAGTTCTTGGTATTCTTGAGTTGGTGTGATTACCTCTTTTAGTATTCTGTAGATGCTAATCATTTATTCTTAGGTTATATCCATTTCGTAAGAACCAGCTTGAATACCTTTTGCTTTTAAAGCATCTACAATTTTAGATACTTCAGGGTCAGTGTAATCAGCTCTTTCTGGAAGATCTAATCCTGTAAGATTATTTATGATTTGGTTTGCTTCTTGGTAGTTAGATATTTTCTTATTATCTACATTTATTGAGTAGAATCTCTGGTTTGGGAAAGTATAGCTAATATCAAGTCTTTGTATATTAGAAGCTTCTTCAGAAACAGATTCCTTTTCTTCGGTACCTTGCTTTGCAATTGTTGTTAAGATGTTTCTAAAATCATCTGTAGTACCTCCTTTAGTCTCTCCACCTGGAGCATATTTTGAATATCCTTTTAATTCTTCTTGGATGATTCTTTTTAATTCAGATTTTTTCATTATATATGTGTTATAGTATTGATTTAATTGCTGGGTATGCATTTAATATTGCTTCATCTGCTTTAGCTACTGTCTTTAAAGAGGCTAATGCTCCTTGGAACCATTCTGCTTTTGATAATCCGTTTACTGCTTCTGCTCCATACCCTGCTGCCATACTTGTAATAACAATTGCATAGATAGCTTTAGTTGTTGTTTCTAATGTATTTGGATCTTTTATAAAAAACCCTAACACTCTCTTAATTGGAGATTGAAAAGCTTTTTCATTATCATGTGCCCAGTGGTGTATTTTTTCTGCAAAGTCTTCTCCTTTTTTCCAGTTAAGTCTTTTCATTAACTTAGCAGCCATTTTAGAAATAAACCCTATAAGTGCATTTCCTGTTAAAACTCCTGCAATTACAGTTGCTACAATTGCTTCATCTAACTGACCTTCGTTCTGTTGCTTTTTATTCTTCAATTCAGACCCTATTGCTGTTGCAATACCGTTAGCAGTTGCCATTAAGTCTGTATCAAACTGTGCTTCTTCTGGTCCGTTATCCTGTATATTAAGTTCTTCTTTTATTAACTGTACTAGTTCCGATCTCTTCATTACTTATCTCTTTTATATTCTTCTATGATTAAATACAATGCTAAGGTAACAACTGCTGCTATCCAATAATACGCTATGTTTCCTCCGTCCATTAGAATTTTATAGTTATTGTTACTTCTTTTTAGGTTTAATTATAAATAGTAAAGTATTTAATAGAATTGCAAAAGCACCTAATACTATTATGCCTGCTATTATATCCTGTATCATTAGTATTCTTTTATTCTTACATTTAACGTTCCTGTTCCTTTTATAAGTCTATGATAGACCTCTTTTGGTATAAAAATTTTACCTTCTAATACCTGCGGTAATTCATTATCGAATTGAAACATCCAATCGGTAGATTCTAATATCTCTACCTCTCTATCGTTTTCATCTCTATGCCATACAAACTCTTCTTCTGGGGTATCTTCTGTAAATTTTCTATAAAGATACTCTGATGTCTCTAACTGAAAATAAGGTCTCATGTTACCAGTATCCACTAAAGTTTCTACTACCTCCCAATGATTTCCAATATCTTCCGATATTACAAGCCCAGTATCCTGGTTTTGTTTTATCTTTTTTAGTAGCACATTTATGTCTAGCTGCAAAAGAAGATCTTGCTCCTGGCTCGTCGATCTTAACATTCAATCCTGTTGTACCTCCAAAAGATACTTTTACTACATTTCCTTTTTTATTTTTAGTATAAACGTAGAATTTTTTGGATCCGCCTCTTTTTGGTTTGTTTAAAGGAACATCTTTACCTCTGTATTCTGCTTCTTCAAGTTCTTCATCGACCATTGGAAGATCTAAAGGAACTTTCTGTCCTTCATACATTCCATACTCTCCAATATCTGTTAATTCTAGCAGTAGAATATCTTGTTCACTTAATACAATTTTACCGTCTCTAAAGGCTTGTCTTGCTTCAGCAAACAATTGTATAAACGAGTCAGAGGAGTACCTGTAGACACATTCAGATAGTGTTAGCTTGTTGTCTAAATGGTACTGAAGGTTTGGTAATCCAACTATTTCCTGTAATCTTATCATAAGAAATCTTTTCTAAAATATCTTCCTTCTATATTATCATTTATATAGTTGGAATCTGGTTCTATTACTCCTTTTATAAATAGTAATTTATTTTCATAGTATGTATGAAGCTTTTTATTTGGAGTAAATATAAGAATTTCTCTTGAGAATTCCGACTGTTTACCTTCTTTTACTAAGCCTTTTATTTCTGAGTGAGAACCATAATAGGTTTTCCAATCAGATTCTTTTCTAACTATTTTAGATTTACTAGCTCTTTTATCTGTTATTAAAGCTAATTCTTTTTTACCTAAAGCTTTTTTTGTAACAGAAATAAGTTGTTTCTTTCCTAAGTATTTTCTACCGGTTGGTAGATGTGTTACTTCATAGATAAACCCGAAGTTGTCTCCGGGCATATCTTCTAGTTCTTTAATTTCTTTGTTTTGATATAACCACATTTTTATTTTGTTTTTATTTACTTTTTAGTAGTAAAATTTCATTTTGTAGTTCCTGTACTTGTTGGGATAGGTCTTGAATTGCCTTTACCATTACTGGTAGTAGGTTTGAATATCGAGCTTCTAATTTATCAGGATTACTATTTGACACTAAATCTAAGTGTTCTCCTATTTGACTATTCTCTTGAATTTCAAGCAAATCTTGTGCTATAAATCCTGCTGCTTTTATATCTTTTTTAGCTCCATCTCTAGTATCCCATTTAAAGATAATAGGTTTTAATTGATTTACAAACTCTATACCTTCTGTTATAGGTGTTACTTCTTTTTTATCTCTAATATCTGAAAGAGAGGTAATTGATGTTACTTGACAACGAAGCGTTGTAATTGAGCTGTTACCTAGTGTAATAGTATCTGAACCACCTCCTATAGCATTAGCTCCTATTACAATTTGATTAGTCTCATTACTGTTTAAAGCTCTGGTATTAGCTCCTAGGAATACTGAACTACTAGCCATACTCGCAATAGATCCATTTGAAACTAACCTACCTGCTTCAACACCAACTGCTGTGTTATTACTTCCAGTTGAATTCGATTGCAGTGCTTTGTGTCCAATTGCTGTATTACTATTTCCGGTAGTATTAAAATACGATGCCTGGAGTCCTGTTGCTGTATTGTTAATTCCAATTGTGTTACTATATAATGCTCCTATTCCTGTTGCTGTATTTTCACTTCCAGTCGTATTATTAAATAATGCACTAGATCCAATTGCAATATTAGAAATTCCAATTGTATTAGATGCTAATGTTCCACCACCAATTGCAGTATTATTACTTCCGCTTGTGTTTGAGTACAGTGCTTGTAATCCAATTGCAGTGTTGTAGTCACCTGTACTGTTTGTATACAGTGCTTCTTTACCTGTTGCTGTGTTACCGCTACCGTTTGTGTTTGTATATAGCGTATCTCGTCCAATTGCGGTATTTTCACTTCCGCCTGTATTAGATCTTAAAGCTCCATCTCCAAATGATGTATTAGATGACATATTGCCTTTCCCATTGTTCCAAACAGTTAAATCTGTAGCGTTTGACTCTAACCATGCAATAGGAGTACTTGTTACCCCTGTTAAAGCAGAACCGTTTCCTGAGAAAGACCCTGTGAATCCTTGAGTAGCAATTACTGAACCTGTTACTTGAAATTGTGAACCTGATGCAAATACTAGATTTGATCTAGTAGTGCTGTCACTTCCGTTACCGATTATAAAAGCATTTTCAGCTGAGGATGTTATATTACTGTTTCCTACTACTGTTTGATAAGCTGCTGATGCAGTCGTGTATGCTCCTTGAGTGTGAGATGCAAATCCTTCTGCACGTGTAAAATATCCTTCAGAGTGAGCAGCTGGTCCGTATGATACTGTTCCTCTACCTTCTGCATGTGATGATTCACCTTCTGCGTTATTACCAAATCCTTCTGCATGTCCAAATGCTCCTGAAGCAGATGTTTGTCTTCCTTCTGTATGTGAAAAGTCTCCTACTGCTACTGTAAAGTAACCTTCAGCATGTGAAGTAGATCCTTGTGCTATAGTTCCGTTTCCTTCAGCATGTGCTCCTGTTCCTGTTGCTTTAGTACCTTCCCCTTCAGCATGTGAGACAGTTCCTGATGATGTTGTAAATCTACCTTCAGCGTGTGAATAGTTTCCAGTGGATAATGTATTATCACCTTCAGCATGTGAATAGACTCCTGAAGCTGTTGTAGCATACCCTTCAGTATGTGATGCCTGCCCTAGTGAGAGTGTATTTTGCCCTTCAGCATGTGAGTAGGATCCTGATGCTTTTGCGAACTGTCCTTCAGCATGTGAACTGTATCCTGATGCTGATGTAAAGTATCCTTCGGCATGTGAAAAAGAACCGTCAGTACGTGTTTGATTTCCTTCAACATGTGATCCATACCCTACTGTTCTGGTACCAAATCCTTCTGCATGTGATGACTGTCCTTGTGTTATTGTTCTTTCTCCTTCAGCATGTGAATAGTCCCCTATTGCTACTGATCCTGTACCTTCTGCATGTGAAAAGTTTCCAGTTGCTATATTTCCTTCTCCTTGTGCTAAAGATCCTGTTACTCTTAACGATCCTGTAATCTGAGCAGATCCTGTAAATGGAAAAGCTGCTCCACCTCCGCCGTTTAGAGCGTAAGAAGCTGTTACTGCGTAAGAAGCAGTCCCTTGTAAAGATCCTGTTATACCTTGGGTCACATTTAAAGATCCTGTTATAACAGAAGTTCCAATTACTTGAAATGCTCCTGCTGTTGCTCCAGAAGCTGATACCTGTAGCCTATATCCTGCATCTGTAAAATCAGTACCATGTATTACGTTTCCGTTTGCAAGGAATCGAGTTGATTCTACTCCATTGGTTGGGTATATTCCGATATATTTGGTACCATCTGTTTTAATAGTTCCAAAAGTAGTACCAACACCCAGAATTAAATCTTGTAATTGGAATGTTCTTCCTGCAGCATATATGTCACCTGTCATTGTACCTCCTGCTAGTGGCAGGTATAGTGGAGCTGATGAAGCAGTTGTTGCATAAGAAGCAGTGCCAAATAATGAACCTGTTATTTGACCTAATACCTGTAATGATCCTGATACTGTTACTGTTTTGTTAGCAAAGTCTCCACCAATTAACGGTGTACCTGAACCTGAACCGATATAAAGTTTATCGTACTCTACCACTACGTTACCTGGTCCTGCTGAATTACCTATGTATACGTTATTAGATCCTGTTACTGTGTATAGTCCTGCTGCATTCCCTATAGCTACGTTATTATTTCCTTCTTTATTTTGAATTAAAGCACTAGTCCCTATGCCGATATTACCACCTCCTGCAATACTATTCCCTAACGCTAAGATACCTAGAGCTATGTTAGAACCTCCTGTAGTATTATCCTGTAGGGCACCATTTCCTATAGCTATATTACTATTCCCTGTAGTATTCGATATTAGGGCTGCATTACCTAAAGCTACGTTACCGGTACCGGTTGAGGACATGCTATCGTCAAATATATTATTAGCTAAAGCATTTACCCCTATCCCTATACTTCCAAGGTATGAATTATTACCCTTCAGCACTAATCCGTTAACTGACCCTGTTACTTCTAATGAACCTGTAATTTGTGCAGATCCTGTATAAGGGAATGCTGCTATAGCTCCACCGTAGTAGGATGCTGTTAAAGCATGTGAAGCTGTTCCGAATAATGAACCTGTAAACGATGTAGCTTCTACTGAATCAGCTGTATATTTTTTTGCCATTTTATTTTACTTTATTACCAGTTATTTTGTACTATATTTACCCATTCATAAGTTGAAGCTCCTGTTTGCATTGACATATCTACATAAGAATTGTTTCCTGATGTTCTATATCTCAATGAACCTACATTCGATATACTTGCTGCTGCTGAATTATTTCCTACTTGTAGAGAACCTGTTATTGATAAAGAACCAGTAAACTGATGTGTATCGTCTAATGTATCTCCAAATCTAGTAGATCCTGAAGAGAATGATTCAGTAAAGTATGTTACAGATGAAGATATTATATATTGCTGTGCTGTAAGATTTCCTGTTACTGTTAAGTCTCCTGCTACTGTTCCTCCTGTAAGTGGTAAGTATCCTGGTGCTATAGATGCTGTTTGAGCATAAGAAGCAGATACCACACTTCCATTGTAATAAGAAGCTGTTTGAGCATATGATGCAGAAGCTACACTTCCATTGTAATAAGAAGCTGTTTGAGCATATGATGCAGAAGCTACACTTCCATTGTAATAAGATGCTGTTAAAGCATGAGAAGCAGATACTGCTCTTGAAGCTGTTACTGTTAATGTATTTGTTGTAGCATTATATGAATATAAAGTACTATCAATATATATTGCATTGTTTATCGTACCATCTGTAAATAACGGATAGTAAGGTCCTGTTCCTGTTGGTACATCTATTACATCTATGTATGATGCTGATTGTGCATATGAAGCACTTAATGCAAAATTTGAGTAAGAAGCTGTTACTGATCCTAGTAGGTGACTTGCTGTTGCTGCATTTGTTGCAAAAGAACTTGATCCTGCTTGTAGTGCATAAGAGGCTGTTTGTATAAATGAAGCGGTTGCTGCATAAGAAGCAGAAGTTGCTATGGAAGCTGTATTACTAGATTCAGCAAAAAAAGCAGAAGTTGCTATAGATGCTGTATTGCTATTCTCTGCAAATGAAGCTGATATAGATGATGATGCAAACCCTACTGCTTCTGTATATGAAGCAGATATTGCAAAAGTTGCTGTAATGGCTGTTGGTGAAACAATTCCTGTTATCCCTGATCCGTCTCCTACAAATAGATTTGCTGTTATAGTATCTGTTACTATTAAAGATCCTGTAATACTTGCACTTCCAGATAAAGATCCATCCCACTCTGCTGCTATACCTGTTAACCCAGATCCGTTTCCTGTAAATGATCCGGTATAAGATCCAGTATTAAATGAACCTGTAAATGTATTAAATGCTGTTAATGTTGTTAATCCACTTGTATTGAAATAGGAAGCAGTTGTTGCAAAAGAAGCAGATGTTGCTTGATTAGAAATTGTTGCGTAAGAGGCAGATACTTGAACTGGTGCCCATGAAGCAGATAATGCTTGAGAGGCGTAAGATGCTGTTCCTAGTAAAGAACTTGTTATAGATGTAGCGTGTATATTTCCTTCTACTTGTAATTTTCCTAGAGTTGGGGTTGCAGTTCCAATACCTGTATTACCGCTTGAACTAATATACATTCTAGGTGTTACAAGTCCATTTGAGAAAAATCCTATACCATCGTCATATATTACTGATCCTAGTGCTGTAGTATTAAAACCTCCTGCTTTCCAGTGTATTCCGTTTGTTGGTACTATATCAACTCCTGCTACTGATTGTATCTTTCCTGTTACTTGTAGTGTTGATGATACTGTTTGACTACCTGTTATATCTAGAGATCCTGTTAATACTACATCCTGTATTAATGGATTAACATATGATGCTGTTTGTGCACTTGTAAATGATCCACTCCAGTATGATGCTGTTGCAGCATAAGAAGAAGATATTGCGTAAGAAGAACTTGCTATCGAACCACTCCAATATGAAGCTGTACTTGCAAAAGAAGCTGATGTTGCATTTGTTACAGATCCTGTAAAGAAAGAAGCAGTTACTCCTGTCAATCCTGATCCATTTCCTGAGAAAGAACCTGTAAAAGAACCTGTAAAGTTACTTCCTGATGCCTGGTATCCGTTTAGGTTTAGGCTTGTTAAGTTTGATCCATTTCCTGAGAATGATCCTGAGAATGATCCAGATACTCCTGATGCAAATCTTAGGTCTACATTTCCTCTATCTACTCTAAGGGATCCTGATATATCTACACTTCCTGTAATTATTCCATCCCATTGTGAGGAAGCTGTTACGTATAGAAGGTTAGATCCATCTCCATAGAATGCAGAGGCAGATATGGATTGACTCACATTAAGTGAGCCTGATACCTGTACATCGTTATTAAATATATGCTCGTTAGCCATGTCTTATATTGTTTTATACTTTTCTCTTAAATGCTGTTACTAGCATATTTATCTCGAAGTTTCCTCCTACTGCATTTACTGATAAAGAAGCAGATGTTAAAGAAGAAGCATTTAAGCTAAATGTACTATTTATTGCATCTCCTGTTGCTACTACATAATTATCTGATATATCTGCATGTCCTGATCTGTCCCAAGTACCTAATAATGTACCTACTTTCTTTTCGTTTTCAGTAGCAGTTGTTAGGACATAGTCTGCTTTAAATCCAGCGTAACCTGCTGAGGCAGATATTGGGAAAGTCATCAGAGTTGTCACTCCTGAGAGGCTACTTGTTGAGTATTGAAATATATCTACTTTAGCAGCTGTTGTACTTCCTGTTGTAATAGTTAAAGTACTTCCTACTGTTACTCCTTGAAGTGATGTACTTCCTGATATAACTGTTAAAGATCCTGTAATAGCTGCACTACCGCTTCTAATTCCATTCCAGTTGGCTGTTGTTATACCTGTTAGTCCTGATCCATTTCCTACATAAGATCCAGAAAAAGAACCGCTAAAAGAACCACTTCCTTGAAAAGTAGTTCCTGGTTGCATTATTATAGATCCTGATACTACTAAAGGCCCTATTACTGTTAAATTACTTATTGTTGGCATATTTTGTTATGTTTATTTTTACTACGGTACTCTTACCATTACAAAGGGTCCGTCTTTATATAGAGCTCCAATCGGTAATGACATTACCCCTGCATAGTCTTGTTGTATATCTAGTAACTCAGGCATAAATACCTTTACAGCATTCAGTGTTAATATTCTTTGTGCAAAATCTCCTTTTATTAAAGCGTCTGGTCTTGTTGAATTATCTATATAAAGCTGATCATACTCTTCTGATATGTAATCTCCTGAGTTTGCTCCGATGTATACATTTCTTGCTCCTTTTTCTAGTTTTGGACCTCCTGCTTCAAAACCTATACCTACATTTGCCTTACCGTCAATAAGGTTCCTAAATGCTCCTTTACCTACAGCTGTATTGTATGCACCGGTTTCTAGAGATGATAGAGTTTCTGCGCCTATTGACACATCTGCATATCCTTGCCTTACTTTAAATAAAGATAAGTACCCCAAAGCAGTCTCAAAACTCGATTCATTAGCTTTAGATAGTACTTGACTTCCTATTCCTGTTGAATACTTTCCATTGTTACCTCCTCCTGCTAGATATCCTAAGTATGACGATTCGTTTCCTGCTCCTTGACCTGCTCCATACCCTACTGCAACAGTCTGACTGGTTGCTGATTGACCTGCTGCATATCCTATTGAAACAGTTTGATCCTCTGCTTGTGATCCTGCATAAAATCCTACTGCTACACTACTACCTGGTGAATTATTTAATGTATTTTCCCCTACACCAATTGAATCTGTTGTTGGGTTGTGTATTTTAATATTCTGATGAATAGTTGTAACACCTTTTAGGTTAATGGTCGGTGAAGACCCTGATACAATAAATGATCCTGTTATCTCTGCATTTCCATTTCTTCTACCATTCCATATTGCTGTAGAAGTAATACCTGTTAACCCTGATCCATCTCCTATAAATGATCCTGAGAATATAGATCCTGATATTGAAGAAACTCCTGTAAAATTTACTGTTGTTCCTACTCCTCCTGATACAATTAATGATCCTGTTATTTGTGCATTACCGTTTCTAATACCATTCCACGTTGTTGATACTCCTGTCAATCCTGCTCCATTTCCTACGAAAGAACCAGAGAAAAGCGATGCAGACACCTGGCTATGTATAGTTACTTGACCAGTTGCAAAATCACCGTAAATAAGAGGTGTATCGTCTGGTATATTATTTATGTACAGTTTATTGTCCTGTAAGGGAGTATTTGTAATCGGTCCTGCTCGGTACCCTAAGTACAGATTTCCACCACCACTACCTACGTTTTCTGCTGTACCGTATCCTAAAGCTGTATTACTATCTCCTCCATTTAGGTTTATTAGTGAATCACTTCCTACTACTGTATTTGCTTCACCTGTTGCATTTCGTAAGGAAGAGTTACCTACTGCAATATTAAGTTGGTTATGCAACTCATACCCTGCATTTTGTCCAATAAGTATGTTATTAGCGTCTAGAGCATTTGTTCCTGCACCAGATCCTATACTTAGATTTCCTGCTGCATCTATTGGTTCAAATCTTCCAGCTAGAGTTAGTATACTTCCATCAAAAGTAAGATACTGCTCTCCTTGAAGTGATGCTCCTCCAGTTGCTGTTAATAACCTATTGTTTTGATTACCATCTATTGTTACTGTACCTCCTCCTGGTGCTGGTAATTCAACACTGTGGTATGTTGGGTCGTCTGTATCGTTATCGAACCATAATTTTAACTCTTTTGAAGTAGAGTTAGGTATATTGTGAATGGAACTTGAGAAGTAAACAGAAGAGAAGTTCTCATCCATTTCTACATGGGTAAGAGCTGCTCCTTTACTTGTTCTAAATGTTATTGCCATAGTACTTTATTATAAATATCTTCTTTTAATCTTCTATTGTTAGATACCTCCGTACATAATATATGCTAAAGCATAGTAAGGCGGTAGGTTTTTATTAGTACCTGATTCCCCTGTCGGTGAGTCTTCTACGAATACATTCTGCCCTACACCTGTTCCTTTCAACCCTGTCGTATTATTGTATATTTGACCACTTGTTGCTGCTGTAGCTTCTGCATCTCCTCCCTGTACCTGTCTATTCCCATTACCGTTATCACTGACGTTTGTGTTAATATTATGTGTGTGCCCCGGGTCTACTATCCTTATATTGTGTGAATGCTGTACAACTACTGCATCTTTGGTACCACCGGTTGTTGTTGCTGTACCTGTCACATTAGTTGTTGGTGTTACTCCGTAGTTTGTAGTAGCTCCTATTATAAACTTGTCCTGTAGATTTGGTGTTACTATTCCGTTTATAGTTTGTCCATTACATAAGTACCATCCTGTTGGGATTGCTGAGTAAGTTCCTGACCAAAGTATAATACCTCCTTTTGGAATTGGTGCTGCATCTATCTTCTGTACTAGTCCTGCTGATGTTGCTACTAAAGCACTTGTTGTTGCTGCAGAACCTGCTGATAGTAATTTTATAGTTGCATTCCCTGTAGTCGTAAAAGAACCTGTTACAATAGTGTCTCCGTTTACATCCAATTTAGCATTAGGTGTAGGAGTATTGATTCCCACATCCCCAGCTTGGGTAATTCTCATATTTTCTGTCCCTACTGTTGCAAAAGTTAATCCAAAGAATCCAGATAAGTTAACAGGGTTTGTTCCGCTTACTTTACTTAACCCATAATGTGCATAAGTATCTCCTGATGAGCCTGTAGCATAGTTATCCCAAACTCTAAAACCTATTTTCCCGTTTACAATTTCTGTTGAGATATTACCATTTACAAGTAGTTTTTCTTGTGTAGTACTTGTTCCAATACTTACTTCATCTCTAAAATACCCTCTACCTTCTACATGTATTGCTCTTGTAGGTAACAATGTACCTATACCTAATCCTACAGGAGTCCATGCCCCTACCCCTGTGGTTGTATTGCTTCCTATATTAATTATAAGGTGACCTGGTTGTTGTGGTTTTGTACCGAAGACCGGATCAGTAGGTATGTATGTTTTTATGTATAGATTATTGTTATTGTTGTTATCTTTTCCTATAGTACCCATAAAAGTAGATCCTTGGTAGAAGTCTACAGTAGCTTTCTTAGCCTGACTGTTACCGGAAGTGGTGCTCTCTAACCTTAATGTGGCTGGAGTAATAGTTGAACCTACTGCATGTATTTTTGTATTGATTGCAGGAATAGTTGCTCCTATTCCTAATTGCTGTGAAGTAGTGTATATGAACCCTGTATCTGCATCTAATCTAGGATCTGTAGCATGTCTAAATTGAATGTTCCTTGGATTTCCTGCTACCACAAGTGTTGGATTGTTTCCTGTAGTTGGTTGTAATTCAATCTCTACAGACCTAGCAGGTCCGAAATTGTCATCCTGTGACATATTTAGGTTTGCACTCCCTGTGTACCATAGGTAAAGTCGGTTAGTATCTGTATCTACGGACGCTGAATAGAAGAAAGATGAGAAATTTCTATCCATCTCATTATAGGTAAGTGCTGATGCTTTATTTGTTCTTAATTGTATTGCCATATTACTTATTTTATATATCTATTTTTACAATGAAAGTCATATCTGTGTTTGCAGATTTTGGTACTGGTTGACCTAATTTCCCTACTGCTATTAATTCGTTTGCATCGTTGTATAGTCCAACTGTTGTTATATAGGGTTGGAAATAACTTCCTGTTATATTACTGTTTAAATCTCCTGCTGATGAAGGAAGTGTATTTGAATACTCTGTTCCATCGTTATAGTAGGTTGTTTTTATTGAACTACTTATTGCTGAAGGATTATATGTATGGTTGAATTCTGACTCTCTAACTCTACAGTGATAGTTATGTGTATAAATAGGGTGATTAGATTTCCATCTTATTGTTCCATCCACATAATTCATTAGGTAATTTGCTACAAGCTCGTCTGTAAGAATAATTTGACCATGAGTATATATTACATTTCCTACATACTTTTTAGGGTTAGAACATTTTAAATAAAGATTACCTTCTCCATCGTCTACTATTGTAGAAGAGTACCCTTCTGGTATGTCTAAGTATTCTCCTCCAGCTGCTGGTGTTTCCTCTACGTAATCTCCTTCATTACTTAAGTAATCGTTACCTATTGTAGCACAGGCGTTAGGTGTAGATCCGTATATGTTAAAGAAGTCTTCTACGTAATCATCTTCAGAATTTTCTCTAGCGTAAGAGGATAGTACATAACTTGAAGAAACTCCTGATTCAGGTACTATCTCTAAAGAGAAAGGCTCTATGTGAGTACCTACAATATCTCTTGGCATAGAGTAAACCCCTATGTAAGACTTTATATTTCTAGATCCACTAGTGTATGAAGATTGTAAGAAGTTTTCGTAAGATCCTGTAGTTGTAATACTTCCGCTTTGGAATAAACTGTAATATAAGTGGTTTATGCTTTGGAAAATTAATCTCTTATATGAAATACTTTGTATTTCGTTTACAGGTAAGTAGTAATTTGAAGAACCGGAGATACCTGAAAGTGTCTCTATATTATTTGCGCTATATTCACTACCAGATACTGCCCAAGATTTTCGGGCAGTGTAGGTTGTGATGTAAGCATCTTGCTTGTTTAGTTTTTTGTAAGCACTCATTCATTAATAATCCAACTTGATTCTTACTAATGCTTCTTTTGTGAAATCCTTTAAGAGTGGTTTAGATAGTTTTGCTACTGCTAAAAGGTCATTATTATCGTTATATAACCCTACTGTTGTAATATATGCTTGAGGTGTATTGATCATAATATCATGTCTCAATTCTCCTGAACCTGTAATGTTAGAAGGGTTTGTTGAATAATTAAATTCACTATTTCTTACTCTAACAAATATATAGTTTGAAGATACTGTTTCTTCTGCTTGTGCTTCAAAGTACAATCCTCCTGAGATAGCATTGTAGAATTTTCTTGTATTTTCACTATCAGTAATAGGGCCAACAGCTTGAACTGTAGCTAAGTCTATACCTCCTGCTCCGGCTGTATCGTCTAATGCTTCTCCGTTAAGTACTATGATTCCTACATCTGGTAAAAATTTACCGTAACTTCCTCCTGTTTGGTTATATCCACTGGTTGCAGATGTAACGTTAAGGTCCCATGGTTGCCCGTTTGATCCACTAATAACGTCGTAAACTCTTCCTGAGTCTACATAAGAGATAGTTGTTAATGCTTTACTATTATCTGTTAAGGATATAACATCTCCGTTTGGACCTTTTAGTTTTAAGTTAAAACTACCTGGTAGTAGTTTTTCTTTATACCTACTTCTGTCTATAGAGATTACATAAATGTAGTCAGAAGATTGATTTTGAAATTGAAAAACTGTATCTTCATCTCCAAATACTAAATTCCTATACTGTCCGTATATTGTCGCTGATGGTGATTTTCCTGCTGCTCCTACGTTATAGTTTACTGATCCTCTCCCTAATCTATCTCCATAGGTAATTCCCATTTGAGCTACTGCTGTAGCATCATTGTTGATATTTGCATTAAATATCCTAGTGTAGTATTCTCCAGAAGTGGAGTACTGAGCAGATGATGTAAAAAATGTAGTTAACAATTTACTATTTGTAGACCATAGAGGAGTTACTACTGACTCTGCACTGATGGATATATCTTCTGGATCTAATCTTTTAAATGCCATATCTTATTGATTTACTTTTACTATAGTTACTGGAATAGTTAATCTAGCACCTGAATCTCTACCAATCACTGTAAGTGTTGTTTGAAGTGATGTATTATCTCCAAATAGTGTATTAATTGTTGTTGCAGTTATGTTGATAGAAGTTCCAATTACTGCTTTAGAAACGTTTGTTCCTAGGGTAGTAGTTGAGTTTAATCTTTCAGCTTCTGAGGTATTAATACCTACTCCATTAAATGTATTTGTTACTCTAGCGTCTGCAATAGTTGCTACATATCCTCCAGCTTCAAAAGTTTGAGAAGATCCTAAATAATTTAATGTTTGAGGAGTAATTGCAAGTGATGCTCCTTGTTTTAATCTAATAGCCGAGAATCCTAAATCTAGAATTGGTAACTTAGCAGTTCCTCTTGGAAGAGTTGTAAGTTTATACTTCATGATTTGAGTTTCATCCGGAAATGCTTCTAGTAGTGGCATTTTTTCAATAGCCTCTCCATAATATGCTGATCCATTTGGATGTGTTGGATTATATAATGTGTAATCAATCTCATCATCTGCTAAAGCAAATTGAGTGATTTTGAAAGAACCATCACCTCTTGCAAGTAATTCTCTTCCTTTTTTAGTTAAAATTGCATCAACTGTTACAATTGAATTATCTAAGTATCCCATTTTGTGTTTTTTATCTTATTATAAATATACGTTTTTTTATTATTTTATACAACCCTAAGTTATACACAGACTACTGCTACTATAAACTAACCCGTATTCATCTGTCTCTAGTATCTCTTTTGAATCTTTTACCCATATTCTAGAATTTGTTGAATTTACAATTTTTGCACTTGTATTATCTACTTTAAAAATCTTTAAAGGCTTTACTGTAAGAATTTTACCGTATTGCGGCAAGGTTGTAGGTGCTGTATTTAGGTATCCTCTTGTTACTATCAATGTATTTGGTAAACCTCCTATTCCTGGTCTAATTCCAGTTACCCTTAATTTTTCTGATAGTATTACTCCTGTGTCTTTATTTTGGATCTGTAATATACTGCCTATTTCGACAGGACTTATATCAAGTGAACTGGTTGTTCCGTATGCTAGAGAAATAACAGGCGCAAGATTTTGTTGCAATAATTCATACTTTGTACTTACAAGTCCGTCGAAAGAAGGTGTCTCCTGGTCTCCTGTAAATAGAAATTCTGTCGTTACCCTATCTGTTAATGATCTTGAACATATTAACTGATATGCAGAGGATGATGGATTCTGTTCTCCTACAAATGTTTTAGCTGTTATTGCAGGTGGAATTCCTTTATAACTCTGTGCATCTGTTGTTGATCCTCTATACCTTGCGTTACTCCATCCTGTAGATGAGTAATTACTGTCTTGTATTTGTGCTTTTTCTGCTGAACCTGATAATATTTTCGGTAGGTTTGTAGGATTTACTCCTGATCCTACCCTGTCTGATTGCTGTATGTAAGTGGAGTTTCTATTTACCAGTGCATTACTGATTAATGGATTGAAATCACTATATTCGTACTTCTCATCTTGAACATAAGGTAGAAAAGCAACCTCTATTTGATCTACTCCTCCTTGATCTTCATTATTAGGAGTTCTATTAAATTCTATCGGCAATATTTCAAAGTAGTAGTAATCACTTATTGGATTACTAAAACTATTAGGATACTTAGACCTACTTTCGATAGGTATTAAATATACCTGCCCATCTACAACAAATCGGATGCTGGTTGCAGTTAGTAGTACATTCTCTAGATCTATTTGATTTAGAGGTGATGTCTGTAAACTCCAATCTCTCCTTGTAGCAACTGTTACAGTAACCCCTGTTACCATAACCTTGTTAGCGTTGTCTGTAGGATGTGGTTCACAGCATACATTTATACTGGCATCCTTATTTATATTGGTAAGGTTGTCTGTTTGATGTAAGAAAAGGAATGTTGCTATATTCATTTTTATTTTTATTTATTAAAGTGTAGACCAACTTGCACCTGTACCTGGGCCATGGAGACTGTTACATAGTATTACTCCTGTATTAGCGCTGTTTGTGTTTTGAACTTGTGTATTAGGGTACCCGTTAGTGTAAAAGTATGCGTATGTTCCATCACTATACCATCCACTTATAGGTACGTCAGTTCCAACAGTTCTTAAAAGTTTTCCTGCAGTCCATAATCCTGGGAAGTCATAAGGAGGTTGGTTAATTAGCTTTGTATAGTATACTTGTCCGAGTAGTCCTACTTCCCCTGATGAGACATTTAAAGCACCGTTTGTACATGCTTCGTTTGGACCTCCTGCACCATAGTTTATTCCTATATTTACAATCTCTGTTGCTACTCCTGATTTAAGAAGTCTAATAACTCTTTCACAATTGTCCGGTACGTTTACTAATTTAACCCACACTGCCCTAGAACCAAATGTAAAGTTCTGTGCTTGTGCAGTTGTTAGTTGCTGTATAGCAGGTACAGTAATTGCTCCCCAGTTACTAGGTTTAGCAAGTCCGGGATATACGTAGTAGGTTGCATTTGGCAATTCTCCTTCAAAGAAAGTTGTTAAGTCTATATTAAGTACGTCATTTCCATAATCTCCTGCAAAGAGGTCAATTTGTGTATCTTCCTGTGGTGACAAGAAACAGTTATAAAATGCTCTACTTACTGATGTTTTACAGGTAGGGTCATATGTATCTGCTACAGTAACGGTATACCTGTCCCCTGTAATACCGCCGACAAATGTATAAGTAGAGGTTCCTGGAGGAAGTGGTACCGGTGTTTCGTTATTCTTCTGTACTGTATACACTACTTGAGTGTTTACGCCTAGTGGGAACCAGTTTGCGAAGTTATAACTTGCTCCTGCTATTATATAGTTTGGTGCTGTAATAGGTCCTAATGTACAAGCTACGGTACGGAAGTTTACCGTTTCGTAACATGTCTCGTTTGATCGTCCGTATATAACTGTTGAGTTGTATTGAGGAGCTGTAAAAGTGTACGTAGATGGAATTACTTGTCCTGTTGCAGAATTAAGACGGTATACTGTATTAACAGGTGCTGATACTCCATTTTCTCCGAATAGTGGACCTAGTGCGTATGGAATATTTGGCTTTACAGTAAATGTATCGTTGGCTAATGGCTTTAGTGTACATGTTCCTGGTGGCAGGTCTTCATAAAACTTTATATTAAACTGAACTCTTGGTGGGATTCCTTTCTTTAATACATTATTATTATTAAGCTCTCCTGTTGTTACTCTAATAAAACTATTTGCTAATTCTCCATCAAACTTTGCTTCTTCTTTGTTTTTAGCAAGTGATACGGTTCTTCCTATTGGTGTTTCTACCACCTGTTTGTAAGAAGCTGTATATTCTACTACTGCTCCAAAAGTATCTCCGTGATATCCTTCCGTGAAAGCTGTATTAATAGATGATGTATAGTTGAAAGCATTATCCATTGAAGCAGATAGAATTGTATCTACGGATGCTTTTACTGATTTTGCTTTTGATCTATTAAGTAAATTTGGTTTAATTATTATACCCGTATCTGCTACTGTTCTAGCAGGTACAAAGTCTTTAACCATCTTAAAGATTACGTTATCAAAAAATTTAATTAACCTAACATATGCTCTTACATCGTATTGTGATAAATTTCCTAATATGTCTTCTGCTACTTTATAAAGACCCTCGTAATCTGGGAGTATTAGATTGCTTGGATCTCCTATATACTGATCTATATTGAATGTAGCCAGATTTGGATCTGCTAATGATTTAGATATAATATACTTATCTACGTTATCTGTTGGAGAAAATCCTACTTCAATAACATGTAAGTCATCTGTATACTTATTATCTCTTTTTATTATAGATGTATAGCTTGATAGAGTATCTCCTGGTATGATACTTCCTGTATTGTCAATTCTTATCTTATCTAAAGAACTTGTATAGTACTGGTAGTCTCCGTAGAATGGTCTTTCATTTGTATTTCTACCTCCATATAGTTTTATATTTAATATATCTGAAGGAATACCAAAACAGTTTATAAGTGCTCTTAGTCCTCTCTCTGTACCTTTTGTTTTTAGTAAATAAGAAAGGTTATGGTAAATTCTTTTTTGGATCTCTTTTTCATAAGTATCAAAAGAAGAAGGCTCAATAGGTGTATTAGATCCTATTAATGATCCTGTTATATAAAAATTAATCTTCTCACTTCCAGATATATAACCCTGTCCTATAAAGCTTGAAAACAAGTCTTCAATAGACTTATTAGAAGTATATAATTTAACTCCAAAATTCTTTAAAGCTTCTCCAACTAAGTCTTTAGAAATACCTTTGTTCATTCTATTATCAGCATCATACTTATCTGTTACTGCATCTGCATATAACCATAAGTTATCAAAATGCTGACCTATCATATGAATAAATGTCAGGTAATTCTCATTATTTACATCTTCTCTAAGGTATGATGGTATGGAAAATATTAATGAATTATAATTTGTATTATCATATGAAATTGCTTCTGCAACTTGGTTGGAATACCATAGAATTGATTGTGGTGTAGTACTTACTTGGTTCTGGTATGGTTTACTATTATTTGATTTTGGCCAACTAGAACTTCCTGATTCATAATATAAGAATCTTTCGTAATGATCGAAGTTATTTAAAACTCCTTCCATTAATCCTTCAAAATATGTTCTACTTCCTGATATTCCTTGAAGACCTTGTACTCCTTGAGTACTTGGTGTTTGATTATCTATAGCTGATAGACTTGCAGAGTATGATGTAACTAAGTCTAATTTATACTTAAAATTAATTAATCTCTCTTGAGCTGATGAAAAATGTATAAAGTCACTATATGATGTATGGTCAATACTTATTTCAACTCCTTTTTCGTTAACTAGAGAGAATAGTTGACTATTTGCATTATTTACTGGGTAGCTAAATAATTCATCGTAGTTAAAGTATTGGGTAGGTATGATGTTCTCATCTTGTATTTCTATATTGAAGTTAGCAGGTTTTAGAGTTGGTAATACTACCGGTTCTGGTGTTATTTCAGATTGTACTTCGTATGCAAGAGAATCAGCTACTAATTCAACTACTCTTAACTTACTCTTTATTCCATAAGTAAAAGGTAGTGGTTCGTATAGTTTTACTGTTACTTCTTTCTCTGTTAAGTTATCTAAGGTATCTATGTTGATACCGATAAGTAAATCGTTATCACCAAAATTTAATCTAAACTCATTAAAGAAAGCTTCGTTATTTAATTTATCCTTTATTACAGTGGTAAATCTTTCTAGATCTGTAGGGGATAATGTTAATGAAGCAAGTTTTAATTCTGTTCTATCTGGTGAGATGTCTTGTATGTAAAGCTCTGCAGTTGAGGTATTATCTGTAAATAGGTCGTTTAAGAAGTGGTATAGTAACTTAACTCCTCCATTACCGTAATCAAAAGCTATACTATCCTGTATAGGATCTATTGTAAGTACTGATGTCCCTTCTTGTCCTGCAGATTGAGCGTTTCCTAACTGTTTATAACCTCTATAATCATATTCACTAAATAGTATCTCATCACTAAGTGTTAATAGGTGAAGTTCAACTACATGCTTACTGGTATCAAAAGAACTATTTACTTCAAAAGAAGAAATTAACTGTGTATCCTCTGTAGAATATCTTTCAACACCTGCTATATTTTCCGGTATGTCTCTACTAGCTATATAATTTATTTCTGCCATCTACTCTATTTTTGTTTCTAAGTCAAGGATTTGTTGATTTGCTTGTAATAGCTGAATTCTTAACTGCGCTATTTCATCTAAAAGAGGTTGTATATCTTCTGTATCTCTTTCGTAAGATATTAATTCTGAACTTTTTCTTATTAAATACTCATGTGAGTTCTCTTCTCCCTCTATATCAATTGTAAAATACAGTTTTTCATACAACCTGAATAGTTCTTCTGCTGTATCTGTATCTTCCTCTGGTATTGGTTGAGTATATGTTCTAAACCCTTTATCAATTACCTTAGAAAATTCTGTCTTATTATAGACTGTTTTTATTATTTGAATATCATTAGCCATTTCTTACTACTTTGAATATATTTTGATTATCCACTACTGTAGTGCTTCCGTCTAATGTCGTCTTAACTAATATACGATAATATCTCTCAGGTTGCAAGCCATCCATATACACATCAAAGAATGGTCCTGTTGGATCGCAGCTAATTTTTGTAAACTGTGTATCGAAATCAATAACCATCTCCTCTGTATTCTCATCTCGTAATCCCCAATATGAACTTGAAGGAAGAGCGTAGTTTGTTAAGTATATTGAAGAGGTTGTAAAAGTTCTAACCGGGTATTTAGGTTTTGCAGTTAATCTAAATCTCTGCTTTCCTACGTCTGCATACTTTCCTCTATTATTCTTTATACCGATAGTTGATATGCTATTTGAAAGAACTGATAAAGATCCTGTAGTGTATGTACTATCATCCCACTTGAATTCTAAGAATGGTGGATAAATTGTATTTGTGTCTAAGCTGTAATACTTTAGCCTAATAGAGGAAGACATGTTATACTCTATATCATCTGAGAGTTTAAAGATAAACCCGTCATTTACCAATGTATTGGAGTTGATTTGACTAATTGCTCTTGTTACATTTATAGAAACATCGTGAGTAGAATTTATACTATGTGATTGTGTAAATTCCATGTTAAATCCTGCTGAAGCTGTGTACCAGTTTCCTCCTCCATTTAGTGGTGAATCATAAGAACCTGTTACAAAGGATGGGTAAGATCCTTGCAACCAAGGGCTAGCCTCTGTTGATTGTCTATATTGCCAAGACACTCCAGTTTTATTAGTTGGAATATCTCCAAACTTCCCTATCCCACTATCCCATGCTCCATAGACTGGGTATGCATATACGGTGTAATCTATAGGGAGTTCATATGCTTCTGCCAGGTACATACCAAGGCTTGCACTATATCCTAATGCTCCGATTTTATTTGCAATTACATCCTTAATATCTGCTGTACTGAATTTGGTAAGTATTCGGTTTGTTTGACCTACTCCTGTTATATCTGGGTATCCTCCTAATTCAACTATTTCGTCTTTACCTGCATTTCCTAAGACATTCTCACTTGATATGAATGCATCTTTTTCTGGGAATATTCTGTATACTGCCATGTTATAGTGTTGTTATTCTTCCTTTAATATCTCTATCTAAGTATTTTACTTCAAAAATCATAGGATCATAAGAAGGGTATACTATATTACTTTTTGTTGCTCCTTCTACATCGTATGCATATTCTGAGTAATCCCCTCCTGCTTTGTTAAGTACTCTAACTCTCTGTACTGTTTGTACTCCTTTTTCTTGATCTAGTAATGTATATATACTTGACAGGTTAATTGGCTGGTTAATATTCCATTTAGTAATATTAAAATAATCTCTTAATCTATTTGTACAAGCAAGTAGGACATCTCTACCGGAGTAGTTTGGCCTAACTATTATGTCAAAGTCAACTTCAATATTAACTACAAATGCATTTTTTATGTTAATAGCATCTGTTAGTAATATGTACTGAGATAAGTAGGTTTTTAGGTTATTATGTAGGTTAGGTGTTGCTTGTATAAGATTTCCGTTATTATCATAAGCTAATGTATATATAGAAAGTGATAAAGGATTACTATCTATTATACTATCTACTCTAGAATTAGGGTTTGATAACTGATCTTGAGCTACATATACCTTTGCAATTGAGCCATATTTCGACGGTAGTGACAGAGATCTAACGATATAATCCTGTAAAGAAACTGTCCTACCTTGTTCGTTAAAAGATTTAAGAGCATTCTGTCTTAATTCCTCTACCGTATCTCCATCTCTACCTCCAGTAGCTGCTTGGGGGTTATTAAACGCTACTGTTGACTGTCTTGAAGTATTCCCTAAATAGCTTGCATTTATTATAGTTGTAATTGTATTTGCAGGTACATTAGCTGCTACTCCTCCTCCTACTATATACCTAATAGTAAGTGTGGTATTAGAAGGAGCTAACCCGTAAGTCTGTGTAATTAGGAAGTTAGATGGATCGTATGCATAGTCAATATTAATATTAAATGGTGCAAGCCCTAATCCGATATTAGTAGGATCTGGTGTTAATACTGTATCAGTAGTACCTGTTACTCCTGAGCCAAACTGTATCTGTAATTGTCCTGTAGAGTTAAATCTAGTAACAAATCTCCTAGGTACTCTTTCTAAAGTTAATAAGTACGGAGCTACGTTACTGTCTGATGCTCCTACGTTAGGGGTATCTTTAAAAATAGTATCTTGCCCTAAGAAAGGAACTTCATACCATGTATTTCCGTCACTATCTACTATAGAATGAATTCCTACTATATTAGTATCGTCTACTGTTATTGTCTTAAATTTTTCAACAGTTCCAATTGCTTCTGTTACAGTTCTTATCTCTCCTGAATATGCTTTAGTTGTTTTTCTAAGTATAAATTCAGTAGGAATAAAAGTAATAGGATCTAGTTGAGAGATTGCAACTGTTGTTGGATTGTATGAACTAGAAAAACTAAAATCAACTGGTTGATCAATAATAAACCTAGCTTGACCTGAGGTTGTAGATGCAAGTTGTGTTCCTGATGATAGTTGCGGTGCTGTAGTCCAGTTTGGTTCACCATCAGTACCTGGTAATATTGTACAAGATACTTCTATATCTACTTCTGAAACTGTAGTAACTTTTGGACGATACCCCATCATATAAGCTAAGTTATATAAATTTGCAGGGTTTTTAGCATATTGTAGGTATGTTTCTTGAAGTTGTGTGTCTTGGTAGAAAGATAAAATATCACCTACATATGCAGCCATCTCTATAAACATCATACCTGGTGATGTTGGGGAGAAGTCGTTATAAGCGTCTGGGAAGTAATTCTTTGCGTACTCAGTTAACTGGGTTTTAAAATCGGTAAAATCCCTATTTACATATTTTATATCTCTATCTTGAGCCATTATTGTTCGAAATTAATTAATAATTCGTCTTGTATATTTGTTTGATCTACACTATATCTTATGTAGATTGTTACAGTATGTGTGTCTGGTATTTCTTCTACTAGGAGCTGTTCTATTATTACATTAGGAAACCAATCTACTATTCCTCTTCTAACCTCTATCCTGATCTCTTCTTGAGTATCCGGTGTCATTTGGTTAAATAATAATGTTCTTAGGTTTGTTCCAAAATTTGGATTTAAAAACCTTTCCTGCCTTCCTGTTAAAAAGAAATTAATTAAATTAGATTTAAGTGCATCTTTTGTTGTGTATGTAGAGTTGAATACAGCCTTAGAGGAAAACGGGAGACTAACGCCAACTGCTTTCCTAGGTTGTAAATCTATTGGATGTATTTTTTGTACACTAAATGCCATTATCCTCCGAATCTTTGTTTATCTTTCTCAACCGATGCTTTAAAAACATCTCCTGCTCTCATCATGAAGTCAAACTGAGATATATCTAACCCCGGTTCAGGACCTTGTCTAAAGTTTTCCATCATTGGGTTCATACCTAATCCTGGTGCAGATACCATATCAGATGTTGCACTTACTAAGTTTTGGTATTCTCCCTGAGTCATTGAATGTTTTGTCTCATTCATTAAATCCATAATAGGATTACCTGTAGGTACTGGTTTTGCAACTATGGGTTTATGGTCTGCATACTTCGTTACATGTTGTACTACGGGTTTGTTTGAAACAGGTTTTACATCTTCAGAAAGAATTACTGCTAACTCTTCTCGAACTGCTTCTCGAACTGCTTCTTTAATTAGGTTTTTTAATAAGTCTAACTTCATATTAATAAATAGTTATATTATGGTAATTGATTATCTATTCTAAATTTCAATTCTTCTAGAAGTATATCTGTAGAAGAACTAAAAGATGGCTGCCCTCTTAGTACAATTACCCCTCTTCCATCTCTTGCTACAGCATACCTTCTTGGTGCTATTTTAGGAGAGTTAGGATCCTGTATAACAGCTAAAGTATACCCTCTATATGTGTATTTTGGATCAGGTTGCCCTGTTAGTGGATCTATAGGAGTACCTTCTGTACCTGTGTTACCTTTAGGTTGTGCTGTTGCTAATATAGCGGCTAAATCTGCAGTTGTTGCACTATCAGTACTACATTGTTGAATTGCAATATCTATTGAATCTAATCTGTTTTTTATATTGTCAATAGGCGGTATTATGGCATCTACTGTTGATAGAATTGCATTACCTTCGTTTGTATATTTTTCTACAAGCTTATCTAATTGTATTAATTTATCTGAATATCTAGTTAAAATATTAGCTGGTATACCTAAACCTCCTACTTGTGGAGGTATTATTGCTGTCGGTATTGGTATGTTTTTGATAATTGTAATAGCTAATCTAACAGTACTTGCTATACTTACCAACTGCCCTGCTGTACCTTTATATTGCTGTGCTCTTTTTTGAAAAGCTCCTATATTTTTTGAAAGATTATTTTTAGTCTTTACAATTCTTTGAAGTTCTTTTGCATTTGGACATTCATTAACAAATTTACTTAGAGCTTCTAAAACTCTTTGCTGTACTTGAGCAACAAGTTTTCCTCGCATTCCTCCTATCTGTATTGCAATTACTCCTGCAATTCCTTTTGCGGAAGGTCCTGCTGCTTTTAGTAGTGCTCTAGTTTCTTGTATCCTCCTCTGTAAGTCTTTTGCTCTTTTTGCCGCAGCTTCTGCTTTTGCTTTATAAGCTTCAAATTTTGCTTTTGCTTCATCAAACTGTGCCTTAGCAGCTTGTGCTTTCTCTAGAGATGCACTTATTTTTGTGAGTCTTGCATCTGATTTTGCTAAATTCTTTGCTCTTTCAATGGATTCCTCTGCTCTTGCAAGCTCTTGAAGTGCTAGTTCTTTTCTGGTAGTAGCAGCAACTTCTAACTGTTCTGGTGTTGGTTGTATATCTGCCATTACTCTGTGAAGACTTTATTTGATTGAAATTGTTTTATCTGAGTTCTTAAAGATTTTACTACTGCTTGTAGTTCTGGTCCTGCTGCGTTTAGTTGTGTTACTGGACCTCCGCTTACTGCTGCAGCTGATGATAATGCAGATGCTACACTACTTAGTGCATCTAATAGAGAATTCATCCAGTTTTCTAACTGTCTTCCTAATATTACAGGTTCTTTTGTTCTTGCTGTTCTAGCTTTTACCCCTAAGTATATCTGCTTGGCATCTACACACATATAGTCTGTTGCATCGAAATTTAAAGTTCTTGCATTTAATCCTATAGATTCTTTAGCGGAAATAAAAGCACTATCCTCTTTTGCATTAAAGTATAACCTTCCTCCATTCAAAAGTACTTGGTTACCTAAATACCTATCAGAAGTGATAGGCGGTACATCGTAAGAATCTCTTTTTGTATTAATAGACTTAAGCGGTATTACGTGTTTTGATGTAAAATATAAGGAATTAAAATCATCGTTTATATTTTCTTCTATAGGATCTATCCCGTTATCTGTAGCTATTTGACCATTACTTATAATGATTAAAGGGCTTCCATTATTTGAATCTCCAATTAAAGTAGATTCTACTCCTCTATTTCCTCCAAATCTTATAGATTGACCTAATCTACCTTCTATTAAAGTATCTCCAGGTGCTGCCTGTAGTGGATTTATGTTAGCTGCTTCTGCTGCCCCCCCTATTAACCTATCTTGCCACCCTACTTGCTTTGTATCTGGAGAGGCATTATGATGAGGTGAGTTCCAGATATTAACTATTTTAGTCCAGTATTTCACTGTCGCACCTGGTGTTCCTTGACTATTTGCTCCTGGTGCTGATTCTATCTGAACCATTTCACCTTCCATAGGGATCACCCTCATTGTAGCACTTCCTTGGTAAGCAAACTGTAAAGAATCTATTTGACTTTCATCCCCTGGTACTTTAGGGAATTTATAGAATACTCCATTTAACATAGAGGGGTCTTTACAGTTAGGGTCGTTTATAGATAGAATAGTGCTTACTACTCTTCCAAACTGTCCTCCTGATGACGATCCTCCTGTAGAACTTCCTGAAGAGCCTTTACTGGGTGTAAAATGTGATTTACTCGCCATTACTCTTCGTCTTTTTTATCTAATTGCTTCCCTAGTTCTTCACTCTGTTCCATTAGTTTTGCAAGCTCTTCTGGGTTAAAAAAGTCTGTTTCAGACCCTTTTCCTGTTCCTTCAAGTCTTTGAACAAGTGCTACCATTTTAATAAGATGTTCGTCATTCTTTACTCCAACTTCTAAATACTCTTTAATCATAGGAACAACTAAAGTTGCATCTCCTATGTTCTCAACAAGAGGTTTTAACTCTCCAATAAGAGCGTTAATCTGTTTCTCTTTATTCTTAGAATTGTCGTAAATTTCTTTTAAAACATCAGAAACGGTCTTTTTTCCAAATATTGTTGTCTCTAATCCCATAGTCTATTTATTATATAAATATCGAAAGATATGTTATTGAATAGAAAAACCTGCATCTTGGTAGGTTTTGTATATTTTATAGAACTCTTCTTTTAGTTTAGATATTACCCGTGTAAGTGTAGGAGTTTCACAATCAGTCATTTCTCTTATGTAGATATACAGAGCTTTCTTTCTAAAAATCTCTAAATCATGACGTGTTTTAAATAAGGTTAGAATAGCATCTGCTACTCTCTGGTCTTGTTCTTTAGGGAAGATCTCCTCCATATTATCATAACTACTTTCAACAAAGTAATTTACTATCACTGCTAGAGTTATTCTTCTTTCAGAATCCGGTAAACCTTCTACTTCATAAGAATCTTCCATTTCTTCGAAAGACCCTATTTGCTTTAGTTTCTTATAATTACGGTTATTGTAATTGATAAGCCACCTCTTTACTATTGTTTGGAAATAGGAAAATGCTTTAGCTCCGTTGGTAGAGTCAAATCTATGAAGTTTCTCTTCTACAAGCATGCTAACTACATCTAACTTTAAATCCTCTATACTATCTACATCTAAGTAGTAAAATTTAAAAGTATGTATAATATTCTCTGCTAGTTTATAAAGGGGGTGATATATCTCTTTTTTAAATACATTATCCCTAAAAACAGGATCAGAGGATGCGTTATATCTTACGATTGCATCCTCTGTTTCTTGTGTGAAATAGTAGTTATCTTTATTTGGTGGTTTTGCCATAGTCTTCTGGGAGACGGAAATCATTTATTGTATCTTGTATTTCTTTCATGAAATTGAAGAAAACTCCTACTTCATCATCTGATCTAAATGCTCCTGACTCATCTAATTGTTCAACGTAAATTTTTGATTCACTAATAAGATACGAAACTTTCCTTAAATAATCAACTTGGTACTCTAACACGTCTTCTTGTTTGATTACCTTACGATTTAGATTATAAACTACATAGACTAGTACTACAATAATTACCCCTAAAATTCCTGCTATTATTTCCATATTAAATTCCTTTTACTAAATTCATTAATCCTTCTGAGGCATTTACTTTCTTACCTGTAGAAGAAGTTGTCTTCTCTACTTTTGGTGTAGAAGTTCCTCCTGAAGCTTTCCAAGCATCGTATTCTATTTTAGAAGCTAGGAAATCTGCTTGATGTAAAATATAAACTATATTAGTTCTTAATTTAGAATCTGGATTAAAAGTCATGTAATAAGGTTTATTAACATCGTCATACAATCCGTCATGTAATTTAATAGCTAAATATTCTTTCTCATTCATAGCTATACCATTTTGCTGAAGAATAAAAAGGGAACGGTCTTGAATAAGCATAAAAGAAAGGTCTTTATTATGCGTATAAACTTCTCCTAATTTATCTCTTCTCCAGGCATCTGTTTGAGGAAGGTAATTTGGTTGCCCTTTAAAGCCTATTTTTCCTAAATCATGGTTAAGAGCAGCAAAAACTAACTCTTCATCATTAAAATCAATAGTAGCTCCCATTTCCTGCCATAGTTGTTTTGTCTTTAAAGCACAGTGAACAACTCGGTTGACATGGTCAATATACCCTCCCGGGAAGGCATTATGATAAGTAGGTTTACCGGAAGCAGGAGCCATAATCATCTCCTCACCTAAAGAACAGTAAAGATGTGTTAACTTTTCTTTACGTTCTCCGGTAATAAAAGTATCTACAATTTTAAGATGCTTATCCCAATTCTTTTCAATCTGTTCTGCCGAAAGGTTCATTAGTCTTGGTGTTCGGTATTTAGTAGAGTTCTCATATCCCCTATCTTTTCTAATAACTCTTCAACTTTTGCATAACCTTCCGCTTGTTCATTACGGTGTATATGATACCCGATTTTCTTTACTTCGGATTCAAATCTTTCTAATTTCTGTTCAAATAAGGTCTTGTTTCTCATTTTTTTATTTTTAGTTTATTAATACTTCTTTATACTTTATAAATCCATATAGGGGTAAGTTATGAACTTTTTTTTTGGGAAACAACTCCTATGGTTCAAACACTACTTTTAACTCTTTTAAAATGGTTTTTTTGTTCTCTCCTAAAGTAACTTCTATGTAAATTGTAGCAGATCTACCTATGAAATCCGGAAAAAACGTCATGGATTGCTGAGGCCTGTAAGTGTATTTGCTGTATGTAGCGAAATAAGTCTTATATGCTGGGTGATTTACATTCACATTAGGATTGCGTTGAATAGTATATCCTGTTAGGTTCATTATGTTTGTTTGTCCTATAAGCTGTGGGAAGGTATAAGTTTGTGTTCCAACAGGAATAGGAGTGTTCATTTGATTGCTTGACCATAGGCCTAAGTAAGAATAAACAGGGTAGGTCCATATAACATTCCCTGGTGTATAGAAGAAATTAGAGTCAAAACCCACGCTTACTAAAGGAATTCCATTAATAACATAGTGAGGATCCAATTCATTTACATCACCTTTTACTGTAAAATAATTCAATCCAGCATGTTTAATATGCCAAACACCTTGAGCATCTTGATAAGTTCCAGGATGTCCTTGGGTATCAATTCGGAATTCAGCCCCACAATTACCGTTTAAACATACATTAGGTTCGATTTCAGGAGTAGAACAACTAAATACGAATAAAGAAAGAAGTAATAAGAATAAATTTTTTAACTGTTTCATAACATATCTTTTTGATTGTACCTAAATATACGGAGAAAAAAGGAGGGGAGCAACTATTTTACAAGTTATTTTCGAAGAATCGCCGCGCAAGATTTTTTATATATCCCTAATAAATTATGCATTCCCCTACCGTAAACAATGCTCCTACCTCGCGAATCTTATCAAAAGCCTCAAAAGGGGTTACCTTGAAAAACTCTCTAGAACCTCCTCTATCAGAAGAAACCCTAACGGAAGAAAAATGCTTGTGAACGGCCTTCTCCACTTTTAAAGCAGAGCCTTTCTTTACAGGAAGAGCAAATTTTGGAACCCATTCCTCAACTGTGGCTGTAGCGTTTATTGCCGTGACTCTCCTAGGAACGTCATGAATGGTCATTCCTATCTTAACGAGGGAAGTATACCCGGGATTAACCAGAACGTAAACATACTCGATATCATCAGTAGACCTCTCCTGTATCTTCTTATTCTCTATACCATGGAAGTATCTCCAGGAGAAAGTATTTGTATCCTGGTCTACTTGTCCTTCAGATACCTCTATAAGATATCTTGCCGAAAGAAAGTCAAGGAGTTTACCTGGAGATATATGTCTGTGTTTGGATTGTAGTGTAATGAAGTTCTCTTTCCACTTCTTTCCTACCTTAGGGTAAGGCAAAACAGACTCTGGTGAAGAATCAACAATAGTAATTTCCCCTATTAATTCCAAGGACATGGCCTCTGCCATACTAATTTTATCTCTATACATAACCGTTTTATTTTTTTAGTTGAAAAAATCTTCAAATACCGAAGTTAAGAAAGCACCTGCTACTATAGGCCAAGCAATAATAGTACCTAAGATCTCCATAAGAGTGAATGGTTCACTTGATCTTGTTAGACGAATGGATAGATCTACAAATGCTGCACAAATAAATCCAATAGCTCCGTATTGAATTAATACGTTTAAAATTAACGTTCCCATAACCTTTTTGTTTTTAAATTATACATAAAGATAAGAATTTATTAACAATCTTCCAACTTTTTTAAGGAAAAAAGGTCGAAATATTTCTGTAAAATAGCACATTTTTCATAATGCTCTACCAAAATAAAAGTCTCTATCATTTCTTCTAAAGCATATACAATAGCCTCCCTTCCGAATTCTTCCTCTATAATAGATAGCGTATCTGACTGTAGATCCTCAATGCTCCCGATATATTGCATAAGGTCTGTAAAATACCTTAGTTTAATATTTTCTTTATTGGAGAGATACTTTTCGCCTAACTTCTTTGTATATAAAAGATCCATTACATAATAATTCTCCACACCTGTTACCATTGTACCGAATCGAATAACTGGATCTTTTAGTAAATCCTCTACGTTATGTTCTTTATATACTTCCTCATCTGTAGCAGAAAATATATCAAATATGCTGTTGCTATTTAGTCTTTTCATCTTATATAAATATATATCTTTCTTATAATGAAAAATTTTCCGGAAAAAAACTGGGGGTAGTTGGAAAATTGATCAAAATGTTCTATATTAAATATAAGAAATAAAAGTTCATAATACAATATAAGAGGTAGGTTAGGGGTATAGGTGGTAACCGTGCTAGGGTTTAGCAGCTATATAGACCAAACTTTAGAGAGAGGACAACTTGGGCAGTAATTCTTCCTTTGGAAGGACTAGGATTGGATTGGTTGGGTCCATAACAACATCTCTCTTAAAGCTATGTAGTATATATAAATATATACCCCCATACCTCAATTTTTATCAGAAATAGATTACTCTATGTGGCTCCGGATACCCGAGTACCAACCCGTTGAGGGAACTTAACTATCAAACTTCTCTCAACTTGACCTCACCTTGACGTCACCTTGACCTACAAGAAAAAAAAGAGGCCTAAGCCTCTCTTATAAATTCTACCAAGTCTTCAAATCGATACCTAACTACTACTTTCTTATTCATTACAAAGCTAAAAGCTGTAAAGCCTACCCTTCCTATCTTTAATACATTGGCATGATGGCCTTTATATAATACTTCTTCATCTATAGAAGATCTAGATTGTTTCATTATACAATCATCATAGTAATAAGTCTCAGCTCCTTTATAAGATGGTCCTTTTACTTTAAAGCTTACTCCATTTAAAAATTGTTCTCTTGTCATATTGTATCTTGTTTTAATTATTGATACCTAAATATAAGAACTATTATTTAATTAAGCAACTATTTTTAATGATCTTTTATCTACTGAGACTAGCTTATTACTTTTAGTTCTTAAGACTGCTTCATCATTCTCTCTATGCATCTGTACTAACAATCCTATTATCTTTCTACCAAAGAACTTATCTTGTCCTTCATATACCATCCCTAACATTGGAGTAAGAGTCTTAGGAAGCTTTTGAGGAGCTCTTAGCTTCCACTTACCCTTTATACATTGCTCTCCCATCTATGCTGCCTCGCTATCTAATACAGCTTGAACATTCTCTAATGCTATCTTATAACCAAAGTTCATAGCCATCTGCATTAATAATATATCCATTGAACCTCCATTGGCTTTAGCAAAGGCTTCTAAGTCCTCTCTCTTATTAGGAGTTGCTACTAATCCTCTCTCTAATCCTTTAAACGATGTTTCTAAAAATTGTTTTAAATCTTCCATAACTTATTTGTTTTAATTATTGATACCTAAATATATGAATTAACTTTGTAACTAGCAACCTTTATTTTAAAAAGATCTTTCCCAATCTCTCTCTTTGACATCATCAATAATGTCCGAAAGTGTTTGACATAATTCTTCTTCAAAATCAACATCATCAAGAGATGTTCCTGCTTCTTTGTACTCTGCAATTAGTTCATCAATCTCTTCAATGAATCTTACTTTAATCAACTTTAATTCTTTAAATGCTTTTGCCATGATTTTATATGTTTTAATTATTGATACCTAAATATACGAACTAACTTTGTAACTAGCAACTTTTAATTTGTAACTGTAATAAAGTATTCTAAATACTCTCCATTGTCATCCCAATAGATCTTCATTTGAGATCCTTCTTGTGTAATGATAGTAGTATAGTCGTGAAACAAATCTACAATAACA